ACCTTGACCATTATACAGCGACTCGAGCCATCGTTTGAATTGGATGAATTCGATGTCCCTGTCATTGTGTTGCACACTGATCCACACCCTGAAATGAAAGATGTGGCGATGAGGGTGACCCAAAAACGATACGTCATATTCATCTCCTGTAGCTAAATTGGGATCTGTAAGAGCCGCAGGATATTTATGAATGCCTTCCTTGCGGAAAGTAACCCAAATCATTTTGTTAGGACGGATATCCTGTCTAATAATCATTTTGTAAGACCTTCGCAGAGTTTTTGAATTTCTTGATCAGTCATAAAGAAATTGTATGTTGAAGAGTTTATAACTTCACCTTTGTCATTTAGTGATTCATTGATAAATTCAATGCTATTTAGATTAGATGGAGCAACGCATTTTAAACTTTTTACACGCAATCTAAAAGCGTCGCTTTGTTTAACTACAAATTCTTTTACATTCAAATGTTCCTGAATCATCTCATACTCTCCATAGTAATAATTTTACCAAGTTCTGCACCTAAATCTTTATCTTCAGTGATCACATACATTGAACTATTATTTTCGTCTTTGCGTCGATCATAAGTGCGTGTTTCAATTACAAAACCACCATTGGCTTTGAATACAGTAAACCGCATGCCTTCTGAATCTAAACTCGGGACTTCATGAATAGCAAGAGGAATACTATCATAATCCTCTTCGTCCATTAACCAATTACGTATTTTCTGTTTTAAACTTAGTTTCATTTTTCTTGCCTTGGGTATTGTTCGAGACTGTTTAGCAGATCTTATTGATGCAACTGTTACTCTGCCGTTACTCATTTTATAATTTCATCCTTGCCATATTGATCCCAATCAGTAAATCGATCTCTACCCATTAAGTCCTGTAAGTTATGGCACCAAACTCCAGGATTGGTTGCTGCAAAATCTTTGTCATCAATTTTAAGTGTAGCGTTGTAGCCTAATTGTTTTACATAAGGTAATTTTACACTAATCTGCGGAATAAATCTACGATATTCTATTAGCGGACTTTCCAAAAGACCTTCTGTTTCACGAACATCGAAGTCCAAAGTACACCAAAAGTCTGCTTCCAAACAGGCTTTGATCATCTTTTCCCAAGGAGTCCATCCTACAACATCATCAGCGCCTTCTGTGTGAAAACTTTGATTAGCACCAAAATAGATATGATTACACTCTTTTTCTTTGGTCAATGCAATAATTTTATCTGCATCTTGAACACCCACTACAAATAGAGTTTTCATTCCGTATGCAGGTGTGTGTTCAATCTCTGTGCCTACAAAAAACGTAATGTCTGATGCTACGCCAGTGTTATAATCTCGTTTCATTTTTTAAATAGGCCTTGTATTGTTTTTATTAAGTTAAGAAATCTTTCACGATAGATGTTGGCAGATGAAGGAAGGTGCGGACAACGTCCTTGCCGCCAATCGCAATTTGGTTTGATTTCTTTCTTGCAAATGTTACACTTCATTCTTCTAATCCGGCCTGTTTGGCTTTCATCATTTCGATTTCATCTTTGATCTGTAATTTTTTCTTTTTTAATTCTTCAAGATGTAAATCTTCGTATAGGCCAGTTATTTCTAAATGCTCTATTTGTTTATCTAATACGTGATGCATTTCTTCGAGATGTTTAATGCGATTTTCGTACATATCACATTCCTTATTCAGCAACTATTTCTTCTTCTAAGGCACGTAATTCGTCATCATCAGGGTTACTAAAATCAATCTCATCTTGACGAATTTCTTCTACTTCAAATAAACTACCAAATGTATTCTGTGCAGGACCACCTTGTAATCGTGAACCTTCAAGGGTTTTTAAGAAACCTGCAGCGTCTGAAATTAATTGAAATGCTTCTGCTTTGGTTTTAGTATTGAATAGCTCTTCAACAAATGTAGCAAAGTATAGAATTCTATTAGGAACCCAATCGCTGTATTCGATCTCTTTCTTGCCTTCGACACCTTTCATGCGCCAGTCGGGCTTGTGTTTAGCAGTTTCAATGTCCATAAGTTGTTGAGCACGTTGTACCGCAACAATATGACATTCAACATTATGGCCCATCATTAGAGCATAAGCAAAGCTATCCCAAGAAGTTTTACCTTCTTTGCCGATCTTGTTTAACATACCAGGAGCATACCAACAGATATCACCCATAGTTAAACGACTTGCAGTTTCACTGGCAAACGGAAACGGTATGTCGCTCTTAGCCAATGCCTTGTTATCCGGAGCCTTGTCCATGATCACTGACCAACGCTTGTTTGTGTGTTGTGCATTGGTGTAAACAAGACCGTGTGCTGTAGCAATAAACGGTGATGCACAATCGAAACTAATAGTAATATCTGGATTAATGTGTTTGCGGATTTGTCTTTGAATCAAAGTTAGATAACATGACCAATCAAGTTGTGCAGTACCCAAGAAGTGCATCCAGTTTTTACCTGTAAGCATACCTTCATCACGCATGGTCATTAGGCGTTTAAGTGTAATATCCATCTTACACATGTTTGCGCCACCCATGGCCCAACCTTCTGCTTCCTTGCCAGCATACTTGCCTTTAGGGTCACTAAACTCTTTGACACCCTCATACCAACGTTCGGCAGTATCCCAGTCTGATCCTTGCAGAACGTTGAGCCACTTGGTCTGTCCTAAGCGGTTGTTTAAGAAATAGTCGTTGTTGAAACGAGTCTTTTCGAGACAGTCTTCAAATGTTTTTAATCCAGTCTTTGGACTATGGATATGATCACAGGCCCATGTCGGCACGTCCAGCATCATAGACCAATCAGCAGTTAATTCTAACCATTCAAGAATCTTTTGTCGAGTTTTATTAGCTTCGGCACCTTCGAAGTTTAACCAATCAAATTTAAGAACACCTTTACCGATCTGATAACCACCGGAGTCACCTAAGATCATTGTAGCATTACGATCACGTTGCTGGATCATAGATTCTTGTGTAAGACTCTTATTGAGATCTAACTGTGCGTGACCTGCTGAATACAGACCGTATTTGTAATAGAAGTATCCTTGTTCTGGATTTAAGAAATTCATACCCTCGATTCCGCGATCAAATCCTTTAGGAATACGTTCTTGTGGAATAAATTCTTCTAATCTTTGTTTTGCAATATAAGTGCTATAGAAAGAACTGATTGCAGGCAAATAGACTGCATAATCTTTCTGTAATGGTGTTAGGTCAACTGGTTGTTTGCTCATGTTCTCTCGCTAATTTTGCCGTGATATCTAATTGTTTACGTGCCTGTTCTGCATTGTCTAATGCTATTTTAACAGCCTTATTCGTTTTTGCCAAACTTTCCCAAGCCAATTCTTCATCTCGCTTCTTACGTGCCCAATCAAGCAAGGATTCTGCTTCGTCGTTTAACCCGATTTTAGCATAATCCATATTGAGCATAATCCAAGCAGTACCATCGAATACTTCTATGCATTGATTGGAAGTATTAAAACGCATATTGCCAACACCTTGGGCGCCGGCATATCCGTTAACATAAGTGCTTGATGCACTGGACGAAACATTCATGTAACGTCCAGATTGTGTGATGCCTTTGATCATTAGGCTGCCTGAGCTGGAATGATGTATTTGTAAGTAGCTAAGCCGCTGTCTAAAGTAATCTGGATAGCACCTTCGTTACTTAGACTCATCTTTGTGTTGTTGACATCTGCAATCTTAAGAATGCTCAAGATTGGCAGTACTGGCCATGTCCAACCGCGATCAAGTTTACCTGCCACGTTCTGCGCAAATACAAATTCACCACCGTGTGTTGAAGCATCACCAAAAATAAACTTTAGATTTCCACCATCAGTCTTTGCTAAGAAAGTTGGATGTTCATTATTGGCACCTGCTTGGAAGTTGAAACGCTGAACAGAAGCTACGCTTGGTTCAATCTCAACATCCCACTTAACACCACGGAACTTAACAGTCTTCATCTTTTCGTTGATGATTTCCTGATTCATAAAACGATAGTCGTTCTTAAAGTCGCCGTCTTTGTTTTCAAAGTGAATACCTACAGGCACAGTTTCGCCATTGCGTTCTGCTGTGGTAATACTGATCTTGGCATCTTCTTTGTACTCTGAACCATCAAGTAGATACTTTAATTTTTGTAGTTGCGGCATACCAAATGTGCCCAACATATCAGGATAAGGGTTAGCAGTTGTGGCTTCCATGATCACTGAGCGATCATCTGCCATAGAAAAAATGCTGGTGCCTTCTTCTGTGCCTGTTACTTTAACAGTTGTTAGGAAGCCTAAGTTTTGTGTGTGGCTTACGATGTCTTGTAAAATGTCTTTCATTTAGAGAGTCTCCATGTATATTAAGATTATATTTAGATCTTGAGTGAAAATCAACCTTGAAATCACTCAAAATCAAATAATTTTGAGAATGTATTGTCCGACCTTGTTGAACTGATGTCCCATTCCAAAACACCAATAAGGTTTTCTAATTTTTCATCGATAACCGTATTTTCCATCTCAGCATCGTTGAATGGTAAGTCTTTGAACCATTGTGGTAAACGTAGTTCATCTACAGGATAAGCCACTGAGGTATAACCCATAGGATTGTCTTTGACCTTACAGACAATGACCTTGGCTCCGTCTGTGATACTCATTGAGTATTTGTCATCCATCATCCGTTTGAGCGTATTCCAATTAAGACTTGCTCTAACGTGCCCTGGCATATTAGCTTTGCCTGCTTTCTTTTCTTTGGCAGCATACTCAGTAATATTGTTGGCACGTTTAGGCGAACCTTTCTCCCAACCAGGGCGTGTTTTAAATTCAGTGCGGAAGTTGGTAATGTATTCTAATACCTGTTCTTTTTCTGCACCATTAAGCACCTGTGTCAGTACTTCACTTAAGAAGTCTTGGATAACAACCGGGGTATCTGACCGCTTGAGGTCGAGCCCCATGGCCTTGATCTTGCCGCCTTGCCCGTCTGTGTCTGCTCGCTTTCCTTCTTTGTCGTAGTAGAGTACGGCATATCTTTTCTTAGTAATGAACAAACCTTTTGATGCGACAATTTCTCTTCCTGCTTTGATAACATCTCCTCTGGTCTTTGGACAGTGGAAGCTATCTTGCATGAATTTAACAAAGGTTTCATTTACAGTTTCTCCTATGGTATCGTAAAGTTCAATTACAGATTCTCTGGTCCATGGTAATGCACCAGAATCGATATCTTTTTTCAGTGTCTTATAAGCTGAAAAATAGCAGGAGTCTGTGTCGCCATAGATAATAGCTTTACCTACGTGATCATACTCGCCTGTGATAATTTCATTTACTTTGGCAGCCATATGCTTGGCAATCTGTCTACCAGTAAGAGTTGTTGACTGTCCGATTCTGTTGTCAAAGAAACGACAACCAGGGTTAAGAATAGCACCGTACAAACTGTTCAAGTTAATCTTCTTAACCAACTGACGTTTGTCCCAGTATTCTTCTTCTACTTTGTTACCTGCTTTGATACATTCTTTAAGTTTGGCCTGCATTTCTTTACGTTCAGCATACCAACGCTTTAACAGTCCAGGAATAATACCTTCTCTTTCATAGGTAAAGATAGTACCGTTAGCACTGAGCATCCATGGTTGATTGTTTTCAAAAATTAAATCGTAAATCTGTGCGGCGCTGAGTGTGTCACTACCGCCATCTTCCCAGTCAACAGTAATTTCTCTGCCAGCTTCACGGTTCATAACAGCAGTATATTCAAGACTACCGAACACTCCTTCCCAGGCAGATGCAAATGATTTACCTTTGGCCTGTTCAGCGGCAATAAAGTCTTTGGTGCCATCTTGACGTAGTTGACCCACGATAGTCTCTGGGCCCATGTTAAGGGCACGAATCGCAGAAGGATACAGTGAGTTGATATCTAACGAACCGATCCATTCATGGATACCTTTCTTTGGAAATGCCACATACGCACCTGCAGCCTGCGTGTCAAGTCCTTCGCGATTAACACGATTAGGTACAATCATGCCACGCTTGTGAGCTTCATTGATAATGGCCTGTTCAGTTACAGCCACAGCACCCATAGTAGTCTGTAGCAATACTGTACATTCATGCGCCAGTGTGTTAGCAAGGTCCATGAACTTGAGTTTTTTATCTAAGTCGTCAAGCAGTTGACAGTCTTGTCTGTTATATTCAATAAACTTTTTAAAGTCATTGTTATAAAGTTGATCAAGTGTGCCTTCATACTGTGTCTTTCTTTGACCTAATTCATATTCTGCAATAGCATCTAATCGATATGTATGACGTTCTTCATAGGTGTACTTGCGATACAGTTCGAGACTGTCAAGATGCACACGACCTATAAAGTCATAGGTCACAGCAGTTTTGCCATACTTTTCATATTCACGTTTCTTGGGAAATTGATTCCATAAGCAAAAACGTCTTGTATCTTCTTTGCTTAGGACTTTGGTCACACGATTAACTGTATATGGAATATCAAAGCCTTCTGAGTTCCAACCGCTTAGTACATCTGCATCTTCAATTAAGTCGAGGAAAGTATCTAACATGTCTGCTTCGTTGTTGAAAAGCATGGTATTTGGGAATTCCTCCACCATTCTTTTACCTTCCTCCATGCTGACAGTCTTAGGAGGAATAGCCAAACAGACCATAGTGTTTAACCACTGTAAGTGAACAGCAATAGCAGTGATAGGCATAAACGCATCTTCTGGTGATGCATAACCACGTTCTGGGTCGAAGTCGACCTCAATATCGAAAAACGCTACATTTAGTTTAGGTGCATCTTGATTAAGATAATGATCTTCAAGACAGCGATAGATGGGGTTAATATCTGATTCGTAAAGTTTCTTGTTGCTGTGAATGGCTAATTCTTTGCGTAGCTCTTTGACATTCTTACAACTTACACGAGTAAGCGGCTCGCCTTTGATTGATTGAAACTTACCTTTGGGATCAGAATAGTAAAATAGGTGTTTGGCAGCATATTCTTTATAATGCCTCTGCCCTTTGTTATCACGCTCAACGACACGAATAAGGTCATTGTCGCGATCATAGAATGCGTCAACGTAACTCAAATTTTTCTCCTATGCAATTTATGGCTTGCAAATACCTACTGTGCGGTTTATGGCCTCGCCTACCTTTCTCATTAATTACTTATCAGTCTTGCCAATGCTACTGTGTCGATTGTGACCATAAGTAGGTAATTAGCCAACAGACCAAAGGAACCCCGATTGTAACAACACCAAGCATATATAACACACCCTGATATCCAAAGAGGGTAAAGAACCAGGAAAGGTGGTGTTGGAACGGTGAATGCCATAGTGACAGCGCAACCAATAGAAAGAATCCAAGCAAAGACCTCAAGACAAAAACGTATTCTATTGCTCGAGTAGTCTTGCTTGATCCAATCATAGATGCCATATAGCTTGTCTATCATTCTTTATCTGGAATACGCTTGGTAATACCAAGAATGCCTTCAATCTCTTCCCACTCTTCTTCGTGGCTTTGCCAATTATCTTTATGAGCAATTTTAATTGCTTTGGTAATGATACTGGGTTTGATTTGCAGTTCTTCTGCAACCGCTTTGACAGTTTCTTTTAAGCCTTCTTGAAGATCTTCTACTTCACGTAGAACATTTGAACCTTCATTGATTAATCTTTCCAATTTAGCTTTTTCTTCTGGACCGTACATTCTTGCCATATAAATCTCCTATGAGTGTATATTATACAGTGAATAAAAAAGCCAGTCAACTAAGGACTGGCTTCTTTTGAGTAATTTGGTTAAATTACTTTTGATCTTCGCTTAGTACATCGTACATTTCAAATACGCCGCCGTTGCGTTCATAAATCAAACCGGCATATACTTCTGCTTTCATGCCTTCGCCTAATTTATTACGAGCTACACGTGATGCCCAATTGAATAATTCTTTGTCAACAGGATCAATAGCTTGCTGTCCGCCACTTTCTTGAACAAGTTTAACCATATCTTTAAAAGATAATTTTTGTTCAACTGACTCGGCCACCATTGCTTTTTTAGATTCTACACCTTCCTTAGCACGTAGTTTCTTTAGAACTGCACCAGCAACTGCTTCGCCACTCTTGGCTCCGCCTTTTTCTGCCTTCTTAGCAATTTTAGCAAACTGCTTACCTGGCTTGCCAATGTCTTTACCAGCACGAGCCTTCTTAGCAGAATAGTCACCTGTGGAACCTTCTTTGACTGCACCTTTCTTTTTGTCAGCAGCAGCTTTCTTCATTGTTTCTTTTTTGTTGCCGTCTTTGTCAAGATCGATATAGTCTGGCTTGGCAGCTTCTACCATCTTAGAAAACTTTTCTTTGAATGCTTCTGGATCAATGGATTCTTTTTTAGCTTTCTTGGCTTTTTTATCTTTAGGATGATCTTCGTCATCTTCTTCTTTTTCTTCTGAGCCACCGTAGTGTTTACCTGCAGTGTGCTTGATACCAGTCTTGGTCTTTTCAATAGTACCGCCAGTTGAAGAAGTTTTCTTATCGCCTACTTTCATTTCTTCTTTGACAGCTTCTTCTTGCTTTTCGTCTTTCTTCATTTTCTTAGCTTCTTCTAAGATTGATGAAGTACCAGCAAGAACACGCAATTGTGCGTCTTCATTTAGCTGTACAGGCTTTGGTAGCTCTGGAGCTGCAACAGTTTCGATTTTGTCATCTAAACTGCTGATTTTGTTAATTAGTGATTTGAAGTCCATTTTTAATCCTTGCTTAAAGGTGCATATTGTATTTATCTTTTGATGGCTGAGCCGCTACCGAATATATTACCCTTCATATCCAGTGCGTTTTTAGCCGTGCCCTGCGCTGTTTTAGGCTGTACAACCTTAGGCTGCGGTGGTGCTTTTGTACCGCTGCCTGTGGTAGGACTACCTATGTAACTCTTTTTACCACGAGCTTTTCCTGGGCTTAAATGAGGAGCATCTACAGTAGCTATATTACCCGAGCTGGTAGCACCTGCAGTTGCTGACTCTAAAATTTCGTGTATTTTCATAACAGTATTTATGCAAATACTATTGAGCTCTACAGGCCACTAACCGTATATTTTTTGCTATACCTTTGAGTATTTGTATATTTCCGGGCTCAGCACGTTCTATTTGTTTGTTGGTAACATAGATTTTTTTCAATCCACCTTCTTCCAGATTGATATGCTTTTGTGTTTTAAAATTCCAGCCGTAGACATTTATTGATTTTTTTCTGTGCAGTTGTTTCCATATTCGTTGTCCGCCTGGGCTCTGCACTTTATCGCTGATTAAAATTAGATCAAGTTTTTTAATCAAAAATTCGTATAATTTTATAGCCTTTACTTGATTGTTTGGCCGAGCATAAATTCCATATATTTTAAAACTCTGTTCATTATCTACGAATCTTGTGCCACTGAGATACAGTTCTACTTTTCTTGTGATAGGGTCGAACACACTGTATCCTGTAGATAGGCCTTGTCTAATGCGCCAGAGTTCATAGCCGCCTGGAAATTTTGAAATGTATTCGCCTAACCAATATTCTTGATTTTCAATAGGGATACGTTTTCCTCTACGAGGTAATTGATCGACTGTTCTGAGTTTTTTGTAGATAAAATCTATCAGTAGCATATAGCTACTTATTTTTTCTTAGATTTTCCAGATTTCATATTGGCACACCAGTGTGCCATACGTTGACGTTCGCCGGATGAATTTTTAGCAATACTACGTAATTTTGAAACACTCTGTTTGCAATTTACACCCGAACGTTTGGCAAGTCCTTTACGTCCGGGCTTCTTACCATCAGCAAAGTTTTCAACATTATAAGTAGGATCTGTTTTTTGACGTTTCATACCTTTGGGTTGTTTGGGATCAACCGGGTCAATATCTGTAGTAGTAAGTCCTGTTTTTAACAGAGCCTGAATATATTTGTGTTCAGTTTCTTCGTCACCAAAGGAAAATATAGTGCTTGGTGGTCCCTTGCCAAAGTCATGCTTACCTAATGCTTTTAGGTTAGCAATATGCATGCCTAACTTATACCAATCATAAACGTCTGACACATCTACTCTAACGGTGCCTTTTGGCATTGTAGGTTTAGTCTCTGGCCCTGCGGGTTCTTCATTAGGATGCTGATCTTCTCCAACACCTCCGCCATCACCACTATAACCTACAGCATACCCGTAGCCGCCATAAGGGCCTGGACCGTAGGCGGCCCAACGTGGCTTTTTACGTTTACGTTTTTTCTCAGTGACGAATTCGTGTGCTCTCATACTTGACTATAGGGATTTTTTGGTGTGTCGTATCCGTCGTCCTCTGGATATACCGGATATTGATTATCTGTATTTTCTTTAGGCTTTTGTTTTTCGGCTTCTAATCGAGCCATGGTTCTTGTGATATAATCTGCTAAAGTCTTGTCCATAATTTTATACCGAAAAACTACTACCACAACCACAGGTAGTTTGTGCGTTGGGATTTTTTATAATGAATTGACTACCTTGTATATCTTCTTTATAGTCAATTTCAGCACCTGTTAGATACTGCATGCTCATAGCATCAACAAGGACTTTCCAACGGCCGATGTCAAATTCAAAATCGTCTTCGTTTTGTACATCATCAAATGTAAATCCATAACTAAACCCAGAACACCCGCCTCCTTGAACAAATGTTCTAAGTTTTAGATTAGTATTATTTTCTTCGTCGAGCAGATCTTGTATCTTTGTTCTTGCTGATGGACTTATCGAAATCATACTGGTTTCTCTCCTGTTAGATAAGGTAAACTAAACCATAATTTAAACCATTCATCTGTTCCAGGTTTAATATTATGTTTCTTCATAAGTTCACCTTTTTCGTTTCCAGTAATACTTATATTACTACCACCGTAAGGTTGATAACCTTTGAATTCAGTAATTCCGGCTAACTTTTTAATTTGATCTAACTCGTCCATTACTTGTTATCTAAATGTTTTGCCAAACGATCGATGGAACCTTTCATATCTTCTTTGCCAGAAGCATGTCGAGCTTTCATTTCTTTTTCAGCAGCAGCATGTTTCTTTTCACGCTCTGCTGCTGCCTTACGGAATTTTTCTAAAGCAGTTGCTTCACCAGTAATAATTTCTGTAGGAGCAATAGTTATAGTTTCTGGATCACGACCGTCTGCTTTAAACTTAGCCTTTAACTTATCCATAACTGCTCTGGCATGATCGTCATTCTCAAAATCTTTCCACTTCTTGCCTTTGATATAAACTGAATAAGGAGTACGTGGACGACCTGTTCGTTGAGCAACATATTTGTCACTCCATCCTTCTGTGGAAATTAGATCTTTTTTGTGCTTAACATCGCCTTGTTTAGCAGCCTTCTTTTTATCTTTATGTGCGCCGGCGCCTGTTTGTGTAGGACTATGACCTGTTCTTGGTTTGATATTAAACTTAGGGGCTTTGCGATCTTTTTTATATTCTATTATGAACTCTTTTGCTTTCATGATGATCTCTTTTGTTTAGGACCCTTTCGAGTTTTCCATTTTTTATCAGTCGAACACCAATAACGACCATAATTAGCTTCACTGATTGATTCAGTAATACCCATGCCTTTTCTTACTGCATCAAACATAGTCTTAGCAATTTCGCCCGCTCCTGTTGCTTCTTTGAATGCTTCTAAATCATTGGCCGCCGCAGCAGCACGAGCCTTGCTGGCGCTTACACCACTAACCCCTTCACTGTCTGGATCACGTTCTCCTGCGCTGACAAAATCTAATAACTCAAATTTATAATATCCGTGAGCTTTACCTTCTACACCGTTGTATTGTTGTAAAAGTTTTTTAAATGAATCTAATCTATCTGATCCTGCCACAAACGTAGCATGTCTGTATCCTTCGTCGTATAGATAAGAAGCAACTTTAACTACAGTATTGAGTTCTCTATTTTCTACAATGTTGCTGGCATACTGCGGATGTATAGCTTTGATAAATTTAATTTTTTCTTCGTAGCTTAGAGGATTTTCTTTCTTATCTTGACTTTGACTAACAAAAATTTTATAGTCACCGCCTTGTGCTGTCATAGTTTTAAAAACTTGTGCATGCCCAATGGTGGGAGGATTCATTCTACCGAAACAAAAAGTAATATGTCGATCTTCAGCTTCGAACAACTCAAGAAGTCTCATAGTCACCTTTTTCTATAAATTTATTTTGTTCATCGGCATAGCGTTTAGCTAACTCGATAATTTTTTCTTTAGGAAATTTCTGTTCGCGATCTGAAACAGAAAATTCTTTACAGTAATGATCAAGGCAATGTTCGATTGGCCTAATGTAAACTTTAAACACATTAGGATTTCCTTGATGTTCCTTGTGTCGTTTAACAGCAGGGAAAAAATATTGATTTAACATTTGATCGTTATTATCAATATAAAAGTGTAGATCATCTAACCAATCTACTTCTTGTTCTTCTTTATCGGCCGCCGGCGCTCCGTAATAACCGAACATTTCTCTTAATAACATTACCAGCTCCTACAAGACCAGTAACGTGCTTTCCAACGTGGTCCTGGATTTTTACAATTGTGTCTTGCACGGAAACTCTTTCTACGTGCAGGATTAGATTTCTTAATACGCATTTTCTTATCGCCAAAGTTTACTTTGACTACTTTGCCGTTAGGTTTGCGTACATATACTTTTGATTTTTTAACATCGCCTGGAAGTTTTTTACCTAATGGTACTTGCTTACCTTGATATTCTGCTTCAGTTGTTTGAGTGTCTTCGGCATATTTGTTAGCCTTCATATAATCTCGAGCAGTATCTAAGTAGTCCATAGCACGATTAATTTTAGCCTGTACCCACTCTGGTAAGTTTTCATCTGCTTGAATAATGCTGTATAGTTCTTTGGCAGCATCGTTTAGTGTTCTTAAATCGTCTTTGGCCATATCGCCTTCGCGATCGTATTCGCCTTTATTATATTCTGCATCTGGATTCTCTGGACCGTGATCTTCTTCAATACTTTCCTTAGGAACACAATTAGGAACAGTCTTGCCGCCCTTCTTCTTTGTACCAACTGGCTTGTAGCCTTTCCAGCATGGATTATCTTTAGGATCACGTAGCCCTTCTGATAATTCGCCTTCGAGGAAATTAATACCGTTTTCTTGTAAATGATTAAGGGCAGTGTCATCTAATTCAACAACAATACCGTCCTCTGTGAATCCAATGATTTCTGTTTCAATTTCGAAATCCTCAGAAAAACTGATACCGAATGAATCACCGATTTCGAATGATTCAGAAAACCCTTTAGCTATAGCTTCTTTTTCAAGATCAGCTTTGCGTTGCATAATTGCCTGCTTAATTTCTGGATCGTTAGCATTAGGATCCATTTGAAGATCTTGCAAGGCCTTACGCTTTGCCTGTAGGTCTTCTTTGTCTTTAAGGGCTGTTTCGCTTAGTAAAGCATCTAATTTAGATAAAAGGTCTCTCATAGTGTTCCTCGTGAGGTAATACTATATTTATCGAACTTTTACTGTTAGTAATTATAACGAATTTCTACGATAGTGCCGTTATCTATGCGGTATGCGGCACGTATATACACGAATTTACCTATGAAAGTACGTGTTTCGTTAGAGATCAGTGGAGTACTGTCTTCAACTGCTATTTCAGTGTTATCTATATCAACCCAATCGTTTTCGTTAGGATATAGTTCTAATGTACCTTGTATTTTAACTGTACCTACAAAATTATCAAATTGATAAACTGCGGTATGTACACCGTTGTTGTTTTTATGATAACCCGCACCTTTGCGTTTTTCGCCATAGGAAAAAGCAGAACTTGGGGATTCTGTTGATGTTGAGGCTAATAAAACAATGACTTCGTTGGACATCTCTTATTTATCGCACAAAACGTAATTGTAAATCCTGCCCACAACCTCGGAATTACGCAATTTTAACATTAACAGCGTGTGTTCATCTTCTACTAAGATGTAGCGTCGATCCCAATTCCAGTCTGTGTGCATAAACCAACTTTCTACAGCTTCGGTACAGGTTACACGTTCGCCTAACGTCTTTAGCCAACCGATATATTTTTGTTTTTCTAATTTATCTTTGGCCATTTTATGTGGCAACAGATAAACTTTGTATCTATATCTATTATGAGGTAGTTTTTTAACCGCTACAGTTGAATGTGAGTTTGATAATATTTCCAGATTGTCTGCACTGGGTTCAAATTGATGTATAACAAACTCTTGAAATTCAAGACTAAATTTTTTATAAAACTCAACATCGTTTGTATAAAAATCTATATTTTGATTTTCGATTCGTTTGGTCCAAGTTTTACTGTCATACTGTTCTAAAAAGAGACAAAGGTCAAGAATTACATCTCGATTTAAAAACGCTTTATGATAGACAGAGTATACTCTTTCTTGGACCGCTTCTTGATGACAGAATTCCTTGATCCAGTCTAAGGGTTTACATCTAAAAATAGCACAGCCTGGTTGTCGTAGGCTAATTTTATACAACCATTTGTTGTAGAATTTTCTACTGGTCAGTTTGATTTTCTGAGGATTCATTTTCTTTTTCCGCAAGTCTCTGAGCTCGTAGTGCTTTTTTCTCTTCCTTAGTTAAAGGTTTCGGTATTTCTGTTACCGTAAAGTCTAACTCTTTATCCTTGATATCTATTGTAATACGTCCGCCGTCTACAAGATCTCCAAACAAAACTCTTCGACTGAGGGGACTCTTGACCTTATTATCAATTAATCTTGCTAACGGTCTTGCACCCATCTTCTTATCGTAGCCTTTTTCGGCTAACCACTTAGTTGCGGCCGCTGTAAGAACGATTTCAATCCCCTTGTCTTTGAGTTGACTGTTAAGTTCTCCAACAAACTTCTTAACAATTTGTGTAACAACGTCTTGACTAAGTTTGCTAAATTTAATTACAGCATCCAATCTATTACGGAATTCTGGAGCAAAGAATTTTTTAACTGCCTTGTCGTCTTCGTCGTCTTTACCAAGTTCTCCAAATCCTATGGTATTAGCTTCGTTATCACGAGCACCTAAATTTGAAGTCATGATAAGAATACAGTTACGACCGTCTGCTTGCTTACCGTTTGATCCTGTAACAAAACCATTGTCCATAAACGCCAACAAAATATTTGTCACATCGGGATGTGCTTTTTCAATTTCATCTAACAATAAAATTGAGTTAGGCTGTTCTTGTAGTTTAGTAATTAATTGACCTGCGTTATCTTCGTAACCTACATAGCCCGGAGGAGCACCAATCAATCGAGCCACAGAATGCTTCTCTTGATACTCTCCCATGTCGAATCGAATTAACGGCATACCCATTTTCTCTGACAACTGCTTGGCAGTTTCAGTTTTACCACAGCCAGTGGGCCCTAAGAACAAGAAACTACCGATAGGCTTATCTGGATGCTTCATACCTGCTTGTGCTACAAAGATCTTATCCAATAGTACATCGACAGCATTGTCCTGTCCGTATACCGCAGCTTTCATACCGCCTTCGAGATCTGCAAGATTTTTACTTTCTTTTTGTGCTACAGTTTCTAAAGGCATATTAATCATCTTACTTAATTCGTAAGTGATCTGTTCAATGTCAACAATCTGTTCAACACCTTCCATGGACTCGTCGTCTTTGAGCTTATAGCGAGCACAAGCACAGTCAATGATATCAATGGCTTTGTCTGGTAGTTTTTTATCAGCCATATATTTGACTGATAATTTAACTGCTTGATCTATAGCAGCATCGCTGATTTTAACATTATGATGCTTTTCATAATATTTCTTAATTCCCTTGAGAATTTTTACGCTCATATCCGCAGAAGGCTCATCGATAGTAACTCTCTGGAATCGACGCATCAATGCACGATCCTTTTCAAAGTGCTTGCGATATTCTTCCCATGTTGTAGAAGCCATGAGCTTGATCACACCTTTGGTAAGAATAGGTTTTAACATGTTGCTCATATCGTTTGAGCTTTGATTAGCAGCACCTGCTCCTTGAATCATGTGAGCTTCGTCAATAAACAAAATAATTTTACCTTTACGTTCTAAAGCTGTTAGTACTGCTTTTACACGTTCCTCGAAGTCTCCCCGATACTTACTGCCTGCTAACATACTGCTGATATCTAAACTATAGACCTGATGATCTTGAATAAATTTAGGAACTTTCTTTTCAAAGATTTTTCGAGCAAGACCTTCGGCAATGGCTGTTTTACCCACACCGGGATCGCCGACCATTAATACGTTACATTTATTTCTACGAGCTAATACTAATTGTATTTTTTCAATTTCGTCGTCCCGACCAATCACAGGATCGATTTTCTTTTGTTTGGCTTTTAATGATAGGTTAATACAGTATTGATTCAAAACTCGATCCATTTGATTGGCATTAATAACACGATTCTCTTCTACTTCAACATCTTCTTCTACTATAATATGTTCTTGGAAATATTTTACAAATTTCTCTTTGGTTACTCCGCCTTTTTGCAAGAAATAAAATCCAAATGAATTCTTTTCTGATAGAACACTGATGATAACATCAGCTACTTCCATACGCTGTCGTCCACTAAACAACACTTGTGTGAAACAGCGATTAAGCACACGCTCTACTGAATTTGTTTTTTTAGGCTTATAATTTGCTGAAGGGCTTTCTAACTTAATATCGTTGAGATTATTTTTTAAATAATGTTCTAAATTAGTTTTGATAAATTTGGCATCAGCACCAAAGCTTTCTAAAAGATTATAAGAAGTTTCGTCACAGACAATGCCATAAACAATGTGTTCTATGGTTATATATTCGTGATGATTTTCTCTGGCAGTATTAACAGAGTTTTCAAATATATTTTGTAGATTTTGACTGGGTTCAATCATTATTGTTTTTTCCTGAGTTTCTTCATTGCTAAGTTTACTTTCATCTGTGACACTCTGTCAACAAAACATACACCATCTAAGTGATCTAATTCGTGTTGAAAGCATTTGGCCAAATAGCCATCAAATCTTGCTTCGACTATATCACCTTTGGAATTTTGATACTCTGCTACGACCCAGCTTGGTCTTTTTACTGTAAGAAACAATCCCGGGTAGCTCAAACATCCTTCTTCGTCTAATACCAATTCTTTGCTGCTTTCTATAATTCGAGGATTGAATAACGCAAACGGTTTTGGAAAATCTGGAATATTATTACTGCCCATCACGAACACTCGCTTAGTTATTCCTATTTGATTGGCAGCCAACCCTATACCTTTGCTGGCCAACATAAACTCGCACATTGCAGATTCTAATAATTCTGCATCTTGATCTTTAGAAAAATCCCATTCAAGACTTTTTTGAATAAGTGATTCGTGAGGACCTAATTTAAATTCCATTCTGTATTTTCTTTATTAATTCTTGTTGCTCTGATGTTAATGATCTTGGGATATTAACTTTTATTCTAACAAAAAGATTTCCTCTTTGTCTTGATCTTGCATTAGGCAAACCTTCACCTCTACAACTCAATACAGTTTCTGGTTGCGTTCCAGGAGGTATGTTTATGTCGAGAGTTTTATTATCTAAAGTTCTTATGTTAATAGAAGTTCCTATCAACGCATCCCACACAGATATCTCCTGATCGACAACAATGTTACTACCTTCTCTTCTGAATATATGATGAGGTTTAACGGATACGTTTACCATTAAATCGCCTGGACGAAGATCTGGTATTGAATTATCCCCCATCCCTTCATATCTAATTTGCTGACCGCTTTCAATACCGGCCGGAATATGAATGGTTATCATTTTTCTTCTTCCGCCTGGCACGCCAATTTCTGCAGAAATATCTTTACCTGTTAGTACGTCTTCTAATGTTATTTCGACAGTAACTACTAAACTTTTATTTTTACGCATCGGCCTCTGCCCAAATCCGCCAAATCCGAACCCGCCAAAAATATCTTCAAAATTACCTGTATTGAAGTGAAATTCAAACGGTCCTTGATTATAGCCGCCCATACCAGGTTGAGCATTGGGGTCTCCGCCCATATCTATGATTCTACGTTTTTCCGGATCACTCAAGAATTCATAGGCCTGCGAAATTTCTTTAAATTTTTTCTCATCACCACCGCGATCAGGATGGTGTTTCATGGCCATGCTACGATAGGCTTTTTTAATTTCCTCGTCGCTGGCACCACGTTTTAATCCTAATGTTGTGTAATAATCCATAGTAATATTATATGATAAAAAAAGGACTACGTCAAGCAGTCCTTTTATTTAATAAAGATTTACTGAGCTTTTATTTTTTCTTTTCTGGAACTTTAGTAGCTTCGTGTTTTTCACGAATTTTTACATCTTTACAATTCTGTTTGGTTTGTTTTGTTTTTGGGTCAACAACTGGCTTGCCGTCCTTCATAACATCCACACAGACTTTTTTGGTTTTTGGTGCTTCGTCTGCAGCAAAAGCTGGAACTGCAAAAACTAAACCTGCTACAAATATTAAGTGTTTCATTTTATTTTTCCTTTATAGTTCTGGTTGATCTGGTTGTACAGGCATTGGTTTACCTGTGCTGCTAAATGTCGGTGACGCCGTAAACTGTGATGAGTTACCACCAAAACTTGTTGTTGGTGCCGGAGCACTAAAACTTGGTACAGGCTTTGGAGCCGGAGCAGCTATTGGAGCCGGAGCGAAACTCGGAGTTGGTGTAGGTGCTGGTAAACTTAAACCACCGTTATTGGCACCACCTAACTTTTCTTGTGTACGTCCGTAAGCAGCGATACCAAGTATAGCACCCATAGCAATATGGAATAGTCCTGCACCTTGTAAGGTAATCGGTTGCCACTGAGCTTTAACTTCACCTCCGCCGTGAACTTGTACAATACTCCATAAAATTGGAAATATAACAAAGTCTGCCATGCAGACTGCCATATACATCCAACCCATCATTGGACGCCATTTATTATTCATCCAATCTTCTTTTTTCTTTTCTGAGTCGCTCATTTTTGCGTATTCTTCTGCGGTTGCCATTGTTTCGCTCCTTTAGCAATATATACTGTTATTTAACTGCTTTGTCAAAAATCTCTTTCTGCTCTTTGTGCCATTGTAACCATGCATCTACTTTTACACGACATTCATAATATGTGCTGTAATTAACTACCACAACATCTAATAATTTGCTTAATTCTTGTGTTTCTTTAGCAGCCTCTTGTAATTCGGGGCAGGCTGTTTTAAGTTCTGGAGGAATATCAGGAAACTTAGGCGCAGTGGCCAAACAACCAGTTAAAAATAGTGTAGGAATCAAAGCCCATACTTTCATTGCTTTTTCTCCACAGATTTATTCTTGGCCGCAGCATTGTGAATATCGATAGCTTCTGGAGCTACCTTACATTCTTTGTCGATCACTTTCGCCACTTCGCGAATTCTATCTTGATAGACAATTCTATTTTCTACAATAGTTTTTTGTTTCTTTTTAATTTCAGCATCAAGTTTTGTGTTAAGTTCAGCTGCTTGTTTTTCAGCCAATGCTGCTTTTTCTTGAGCTATACGAACTTTTTCACGCCAATGTGCTTCTACAGAGTATCCACCTTTGAAATAGATACCTGCTACTAAAAGGACTGCACTGGCTATTTGTAATAATAGATAGTAGGGAGAAAGTGCTGGGAACCAGCGCAGAATTCTGTGAAGTACAAAGAAAAACAGAATTGAGCCAACAACACCTGCCAACAGAATTAAGTTAATAATATAAATTAAAAAGCTGTCAGGTATAAAGCTCAACATCCACATCAGTGTGCTCCAAAAATGTGCAGAGCGTGATTGTAATGTTTGATGCGATCTTCAAGACCGATTGTACCACCGTTAATGCGTTTGGTCAATGTCAAGATGTCGCCTTTGTCTGCCCATTGATTTAAGTTGTTTTGATCCCAGAAGAAACAAGCCGATTGTACAGCACCTTCAAATGTTTCGAGATACTCTGTAGCTTCTTCGATAGGAATTTCTAAACTACCTGCAAAGAATGTATAGTTGTCTTTGCCAGTTAACTGGATTAATCCACGTCCGCAATATCTCCAGCCATCACCACTTTCCTCAGGACCGTTGCCCATACGGTTAGCATAAACTCTATTGGCAATCATTTCTGGCTTGTTAGCGTATTGAGCTGCTAACTCATCTGTGGGAAAATACTTAGGAAACACTTTACGTAGACTTGCTGCTTTATAATTTAAATTTTCTTTTAAGAAAATAAAACCTCCACTCTCATGGGCGCACTGTGCTAAGAATGCTGCCACACGTTGAGGAGTATTAATATCGTACTCTGGAAGAATTTCAGCGAGAGCGTGATACCATTGATCCACATAAGGATTGCGTGGAATCATATCTTTTAACTGCTCTTTGGTAAATTCAAATGTAAAGCTCATTGTTCGATCCTTTTAAGTAACATTGATTTGTTGCCGCTATTAAAAACAAAACTGTCGCCAATTTTATTAATGCTATAATCGCCTAAAACCTTTGTAAGCCAAAATACTTCGCTGGTAGCGGCTTCGTCAACACTGAAGCCATCTTCTATACCTTCTAATATATTTTCTGCTCCTGCCTCTTTGACGATTTCTAATTTTATCTTTTTGTCATAGAGTTTGTGAATAGTAATTACATTACCATCTAAGGTCAAGTCATCCATTAAAGTCTTACTGAAAAATTTCTTGATACCTTCGGTTTTAATTTTAGTTAACAGCCCTGTGTAGGCTTCTGGTGTTTCTGGAATGTGTGCTTTGAGATTTTCTTCAGTGGCTTCTTGTACTGAAGATTCTTTGTGATACTTAAATTTAAAATCATCTATACCTGTGAGTTTTCTCACACCGTAAGTTAGTTCTTTAATCTGTTCAGCCAACTGCGGGGTACGGCTTAATTCTACAAACACAGAATACTCTCCGTTGTTGTCTTCGCCGGAACTGATGTCTGCATCTAATACAAAGTTATAACCTTTTTCGATAAATTCCATTAGGTCTTTGGCCGGTGAACGGTCCTTGACTTTGAAACTGACCACGCAGACATCTTGATCCTCGCCCATCTTAGAACGAAATGTATCTACTTCGAAGGTAGGATGTACCATCTCTTTTAAATCTAAAGGACGCAATCCCTCATTAAGCTGCTGGTGCTGCTGCATTAGCCATCTCCTGTGCCTGTTGTTCTGCTGGATCGATAGTGGCATTAACACCGGACTGACCTACAATGTCTTCGATCTTATTCTTGTCTAATTCTGTGTAACCACGATTAATATCGTGCATTAATTTTTTAGGCATTGCAATCTTGATCATCCAAATTGGTTCGTGATCAATTTTGCCCTTGCGTGTTCCTGGACGAATATCGTCAGGAGTTTTAATTTTACGGACTTTGGCCAATTGACTTTCGGCTACCTGTACACTACAACCGTATTCTAATAAACGTTTGCCGCCTTCAGGTTCTGGCAATTTATCATAGGGCCACATAAAAGTACACTCTACATAATATCTACTTTCTTTAGGGCCGCTGACTAATTCACCGTCGATCCAGTTGTCAAACACATAAACGTCTAATTCGTCAATAACTCGCTCAAAGTCCTTGAGTAAATTTAGACTGTTGTTAGAACCATAGATTTGCTCTACGTTTTGTATAATATCTTTAATATCAGCCATAATATCTCCCTTTGTATTTATCGCGATTTTTTAAACATAAACTATAATATTTTAAGAAGCTTGTTAAATACTTTTGTGTTCGGTCACGGACACTACGGTTAGAGGTCCGTGCCTAACACTTAAAAGGAGGGCTAACCTTAATATGAAGCGAAGAAAAGCGCAAGCACAGCAAAAAGAGCAATATGATGTACGATTTCACAACAACGTTATAAATATTGATCAGAGATTAAACGAAAAGCGTAAGCGAGTTCAAATTTATCCCAAGAATTTAAGTCAAGAAACTTACTTACTTAAACTAAACGACACCAATAAAATGATAGTTTTTGCCATTGGCCCTGCAGGCACAGGTAAAACCATGCTGGGTGTTCAATGGGCAATTGATCAATTAAAATACGGATCTGCGGATAAAATCATTATTACTCGTCCTGCTGTAAGTGTTGATGAGCAACACGGATTCTTGCCCGGGGACCTGAATCAAAAAATGGAACCTTGGACCAAGCCTATTTTTGATGTTTTCGCGGAAAACTTTAACGCCAGAGAAATAGAAAACTTTGTGAGAGAGGGGGTGATTGAAACCAGTCCTTTGGCTTATATGCGCGGCAGAACTTTTAAAAATGCAGTTATCATTGCAGATGAAATGCAAAATGCCACACCGTCACAGATGAAAATGTTGTTGACCAGATTAGGCACAGGCAGCAAAATGGTAGTTACAGGAGACCTACAACAAGCTGACCGCCCCAGCAACAACGGACTTTTAGAGTTTTTACAACTCTTTAATAACTTTGAAGATCACAGATACGTTGACCTTGTACACTTTACAGTGGAAGACGTTGAACGTCACGAGGCAGTAAAGGAGATATTAGCGATCTACGGCGATTCTTAATCGTTAGGTAAGTAGGGGGTCAGGCGATCCCCTAACATTCTTTTATAAAACTCGATCATGTCGTCATAGCCTGCATCGGGATTTAAACCATTTTTGATTACTTTCTTGTCTTTAAGATCAAGAATAACTTTTGCGCTCTGCACATGACTCATTCTATAGTGTCTTTTAAATTCTGTTAGTTCGTCGTATTTGCCTGTGGGCTTCTTAACATAGCTAACAATCATATATCTTTCATTCATTTACAGGGTTTCCTTGTTCGTCAACTTCAATCCAGGTATAGTCACCTAACCATTTTACTCTACAAATATAATCATAATCTTCTGGAGCACCGGTGGTCCATTGTGTAGGACCCATATGAGTTAGTATACTGTGTTGTTTTCTTGTGTTATAGGCCAACCAATAGATCTGTCCATGATAGGTTTGAAAATCATATTTGGCAGCATGAACCCAGTCTGTGATCTCTAATCTACGTTTTATGCTGGCAGCTTGTTTTTGTAAAACTGATACAAGTTCCATGATACGATTATATTCCTGTTGCCCATGCATACGAGCAACATTGATCATTATATCTTTTTGCTTTTCTACGGGAATTAAATCAAATGAAGGGCCGCCGACTTCTGTGGGATAGGGTGTTACATTCTTATTAAAAAATGCTACAAGACTGTCGCCAACTTCGGCATCAAAACTTTTAGCACCTTTGGCCACATTTGATTTCTTTTCAGCCATTGAGTTTTGACAATCTAATCAATGTGGAAGATAGATTGATCTCTGGATCTACAATTAACGCATGATCCACTAAACCTTGTTTGATAATCAAGATTGCTTTATGTTGATTATCTTCACCACCGAAGATTTCGATGTTGTCATACAGCCATCTATAAACTTCTTCCATTTCCTCAGCACGTAGTTTGCCACAGAGCATCTTTCTTGCTTCTAATATTTTACCTGCTTTGAAAAGCTCGACCATGTCAAACTTCCAATCAGCGGCACCTGTATCACCTTTGTTTGGCGGATTTAGTTTGTTTTCCTGTATGTTTTGCTGTATAAGATTCAAGCACTTTCTTAAATCGGGATAAGTTGTAGACACATAGTTCGCTACATCTTCTAATTCATAACTGACATTTTCTTTCTTTAACACAGTTTCTACTCGTTCAACAAACTTTTCCATGTCTGTGCGTTCGATGTGAAAGCCTTGGCAACGACTGTGAATAGCTGGAATAATACGATTAGGATAGTTACAGGTTAAAATAAATCTTGCAGTTGCGTGAAACTCTTCCATAACTCCGCGAAGTGCTGCCTGTGCGTTAGGACTCAGGTAATCTGCCTCATCCAGTAGAACTACTTTAAATGGACCAAATGGAATCATCTGTACAAAGTTTGTGATCTTATCACGAACATCATCTACAGAGTTAGTACGTGATGCGTTGATTTCTAACACATCATAATCTTCAATTCCCATTTCGTTGATCAAGATCTTGGCCAAAGTTGTTTTACCTATGCCAGCACTGCCGCTTAATAGTAAATGTGGAATACTTTTATCTTTAATCCAAGTTTCTACTTGTTTACGTTGATGAGCATCTCTAAAAACATAGCCGTCTATGCTCTTAGGACGATATTTTTCTACCCATAAATCTTTCATTGTTTTTCCTGTTTGCTAACAAATGGTGTTAAGTCTGGAGCGGTCCATCCTATAGGTTTAAGCACTTTGCCATCTTCACGTTTACGAACTTTGCCTGTTTCGGAATCAATTTTTGCAAAGTTGGTACGCATGACTTCTTTCCAAGCACCTTCTGCATCGGCACCCATTGAATGAACAGCGCCAATTGTGACTACTAATATGTCAATTAAAGCATCAAGCATTTCAACTTTATTCTCAGCAAGTATAGCTTGATTTAATTCTTCTGCTTCTTCTTCGATTAATTTAAGATACATGTTAAATTGATCTGTATTTCCACGATCCACAGTTTGATCGCAGGCCCGCATGAATTTTTCTTGATCGCGAAACGGATTAGTCATTGTATCTCCTTAAGACTTTAGAATCTTAATGATACGCTTTTTTTCTTGTTCTTGCAACCACTCCTGCTCCAATTCGCCAAAATTCGGAGCATTTGATAGAGCTTGGTCTATGAGATTTTTGAGTTGATATAAATCTTTTTTTAGTTCAAACGCAGTAAATCCATCGTTGTAACTGCTGGAGCACTCACGAGAAAGAGCGTGGACTTGATGAGCTACGTCTTCCACGCTCCATGATTTTTTCTTAAGCTGCATTATTTTTTAATAAAATCTTCTGGACTGATATTCAAACTTGAACCGTTTGAAAATTCTTGTCCGATATAGAAATCATTGGGTTTTTCATCCGATACTAACAGGATAGATTCTACTTCTACCTTTTGAACTTCTTTGACGCTTTCTCCGTCGTCGATTTTAATTTTACGAGTCCACCGGCCGTGTTCGATAAGAATCCATTGCCCTGCTTTGACATCTAATTCACATCGGTTACCGACTTTATAAATCTGAGCCCAACGTGGCTTAACACCGTGTGCCTTACCGTCATCACTTTGAATAATTAATCCGCCTGCAGTTTTCATTTCGCCTATGTCCATGTTGAACACAAGAATATCTTTGCTTAATGGGCGAACCTTAATCTTTTTAGCTTCAAGTCCAAACATTGACAATCCTTATTTTTTATTGCCGCGAGCAGCTACTTCTTCACGTAACGCATTTGGATTCTGTGTGTAATAATCCTGTAACACCTGTTCTCTGGTGCGAATAATTTTTCCACCTGGACCGATTTCGTCGCCACGTGCATTGACTTTCATGTTACCTACTGCTGGGGTTTTTTCGTGTACTAATGACAGTTTTTCCATATCAATCTGTTTGCCTCGTACACTGGTATATGTTCTACCCATTTTATATCTCCTTGAAGAATTCTTCTATTGGTAAGTTGTATTTAATACTATCTATCTTATGGACCCCTATCAAATAGAGTACGTAGCTGGCCACTGAACTACCACGTCCTACACCCCAGACTATGTTATTTTCTCTAAGAGTATCAACAATATACTTCATTACATGCAGTACATCGTACAATCCGTGTTTAATATATAGTTCTAATTCTCTATTTACACGATCTCTTTGCTCGTCAGTTTCGCATAGATCATACAGCATCGCTACTAAATCTGGACAATAGTCTTTGGGGATAAACCAATTTGTTGTGTCTATTTCTTTAGAAGGTATTGGATAGTTAAGTTTTTCTTTGTCGATGCGATTGAAATATTGATCAAGATCATCAGAACACAAACAATGCTCCAAAATATCTGGACCATGTTTGATAATACCTTGTATTAGTTGTTCTTGAGTGTTTGTTTCAGTCCACATTGATCAATTGATCCAAATCGTCATTACCATTCTTAAGTTTAATAGAGTGTCTTTTACTAAGTTCATCTCTATATATTGTAATGAATGTTGACAGTTGTGTCAAGAGATCTCTGCTGCCCAAACGAGCAGCAGCGTAGTATTTTTTGTTCAATTCGATTAGTTTTTGCTCAACTTCGGCATCTTTTAATTCACTGAGATCGCCTTCGAGAGGATGAAACATTTTAGCTGAAGCTTCCTATGTAATGCATAAAGAATGTAGACTCGGTATGTCGCCATACATCAAATACGATAGCAGTTGTAGCTGAAGTTAATGTTACTACAGGTATTCCAGAAGAGTAACCTGGAAACCCTTCGGACTTAACTGCTGTGGCGCCGCTGCCAGACAACGTAAAGTTTACAGTTTTAGAATTATTGTCGTTGCCGTAAAGTTCTACTCTGACTTTGCCCAATGAAGCACCGTCTGATGGAAAGTTCAAGAAATCAAATGTAAACGAACTGGTTGAAATTGTAAAAACTTGATAATTTCCATTTTCAAAATCTATAGTAGATGTTATTACCGGGATTGTTCCTGCATTTAGGATTTTTTCTTTATTATTGATTAGAGATGCATTAGTTATTGTATTTTGGTTAAAATCGTTTTCTTGATCTGTTCGAGCAACATTGTCCTGTAGATCTTCAATTTCAGTTTTAGCTGCTGAAAAATTAGTTTTGATTGTATCAAAATTATCACGAAAAACCTGTGTATCATTGTCCTGTCCAGCTACAGGAAAGTTTTCATTTATTGCTGCGAAATTAATATTGCTCGTCACGGTAATTTTTCTCCACGTTGCGGATATGCAAGGTATTTATCCTCTATTTCTCCGTCTAAAATATCTATTATATATCTATCTGCTACAAAGTCGATTAATTTAAAATCGTAGTTAGCAGCTTTGATTCTTGCCAAAACACCCGGCGATCTTCCAGGTTTAACATAGCACAATGGCAGAGCTTTAACATATCCAGATTCAGTAGTAGTACCGTCCTGGATACTGCGCATCCATAATGGTAATAGTTCTCTATCACGATCGCCAACTGTGTTGATTCTCGATCTCATATTTTTTATACTATTTGGAAAAACTCGCTGATGATCAGCATCGCTAACAAACGGAATATCGCTGTCAACTTTTATAGCATCATAACTTACAAGAACTTTGCTTTTTATGGTATTTGATAATTCCATAGTTTGACTAATACTCTTTCCATTTTTTTCGTATTCGTCGATGATTTCTGCATATATTAGTTCGTAGATATCTTCTTGAGTTTCTGGATCTTTAGCAGTGGCTGATTTGACACCTCCAAATAACAATCTCTTTCTGTAATGATTGCGGCTCATAGCCTGCACATATTTCACAGCCTCTGCACTTTCGATACCTGCATAAATTAATACTCTTAAATCGGTTTGTATACCAAAGTTTGGATCACCGTAACGATAGATATCATCTGGTCTAAAAATAGTTGCATCTGTGATAAAGTCATACCAACTTAGCCTCTTGGTCTTTGTTTGGAATGCTTTGACATACAGATTGGCAAACGTTTTGGTCTGATCTGCTATTACTGTTATAAAAAAAGTTCTCTCTGATGCAGCAAAGTTTACACTGTCTCGAGCTCTAATTGTAAATGTGAATTTTTTATCAAATGTAGTTTCGCCACCGTCAAATACACCTGTGAAATTTCTTGACAGAGTTGAACTATCTTCGGCCGGTGCAAGGCTATCAGTCCTTTCATAAAATCTTGTTAATCCAGGGCCTGCATCGTCGGCAAACTGTTTGACCTTGCCTTCTATAATTCCTGTTGATAAAAATGATAATCCTGGAGGTAATTTACCAGAAACAAATTCGTAACCTATTCGACCACCATACAGTAAACTTTCCGCCTCTACATAAATTCTGCTGGGCTGATTAGGTTTAATTGTACCTCGATCACTGGGAGTAATCCAAGTAACCGCACTTTCGATTTCACCGATTATTTCTACAGAAAATGTTTTTGATGCAGACGATGTTCCCGGTCTCCAATAATCTTGATCTGTGGGCAATCTATTTCTATGAGCCACTAAACAAATATAAATTATGTTATCGTAAATCACAGCCTCGTTAACAAAATAATTTAAATTGGCATTCCAATTACCTCTTAAGGTATATTGAGTATAAGCTAATTCTGCTGGATAATTTACAGCCAGCATGGTAAAGTTATATGTTTTACTAATACGAGCCTGATAAGGAACTCGACCTGCTATTTCACCAGTTATGCTGTCTAATTCCATACCTGGTGGTAGTTCGCTTATTGAGTTATCTGGATTATTGGGTAAAAGGAAATATGTTATTGTACCTGTTAGTGTTGGTGGATCGTAAACATCTAAAAATATTGTAACATAATTATTAGCACGGAATCTTCCAAGATTACTTTCAGTGATCCAAATAGGCTTTCTGGCACTGGAACTGTCTGCTTGGAATAGATTTGTATCTACTTGTACAATACTGTTATCGGCCTTGAGAAACTCTTCGGTGACAACATAAATTTTAAAAATTCTGTTGACAGCATTGGCTCCGTCAGTTACTGCTACTGCAAAAGTATAAACTCGACTTAGTCTTCTTGGAGTTCTGCTGGGTTCATTATAGTCGTAGGTTTGAATATCGTAGGTAAACGTATCGAAACCATTGGATCTTGCTTCGATAAAATCTAAAGGAATCACATCCATCGGCGCGGTATCGTACCCGCCGTAAGGATCGTTTGCATATTCTAATGCAAAAATAGGATCAGTGAATCCTGTAATTCTACCATCTCTGCTCAATGATAATCCTGGAGGAAGTAAACCGCCATTGGGCAACAGGTAATATTCTAATTCATCACCTGCACTAATGTCTGTGTCGTCTGCTTCTAATTGAAAATCTACTTTGGCGTTGTCTAAAACAAAGTATGCTTTAGCAGGACCGACATTTAAAAATCCTTCTTTGGTCAGCCACTCTGGAATGTCACTGCCATCTACAGCAATGCTAAAAGTTCTATCTTCAATATCAGTACCGTCGTCTGCACGTATAACAAATTTACTTTCGGTATATCTTCTAACTTCAACCGGCGAACCTTTAATTGAATTTCCTACTAATCGTAATCCCCTGGGTAGATTTCCTGCTATAAGAGAATAGGTCACAGTTCCTACATTGGATGTAGCAGACAAGGAAATATCTACGATTATACGCTCTGTTAGAACCGTTAATTTTCCTGCAGGAGTAATCCAGGTAATCATGCCCTGCTCCTTAGACTATAGTACCGCAGTCGAGATCAAATCTTCCCGGAAGGTTAATTGTGCCGAAGTCCATATTGGCTGTGGCATATAATGCTTGTAATGAATTATTTTGTACGCCGGTTATTTTTCCAAAATCGTAACTGGTTAAAATATCTGTTACTGGTATGATAGTTTTAAAATTAACAGTAGAACCAGAAGTTGTAACTTCGATGTCCTTTCTGCTGGTAGTAGAGCCCGGAGCCGCCGTACCAGTTAGAGTAAGTTGTTGATGTGTGCTGGCCAACACTGATCCAGAGTCTGTATCAAATCTCACAAACGCATCTGCCGCTGTGCTGTTAATAACAATAGCATTGCCGGTATCATTTAGAGAAATCTTAGTTCCGCTGACAAGATTTTTAAATTCGAGATTATTATCGACTTTTTGTTTAAAAACGCCAGATCCAGTAGTTCCTACATTAGAAGCTGTAATTGTTAAACTTGCGTCTAATTGTGCAAAATTTGCATTTACTTTTGCAAACGCGGTGCGTAGATCATCGCCCAGCCCGTCGTTTACTACATTTCCGATATTAATTGTTTGTATGGCCATAATACGCTCTCTTTTATATATTTAGCAGGATATTGAACAATAAATAACCTGATGGATATACACGCAGATAAAGACTTTTGGACCACATTAAAATGGCCTGCAGCTCCTAATTTAGAAGATTATAGGGTATTTGAACAATATTGCTCAGGACGTGTTCTTTTATTAGGCAGTACAAAATTACTGCTACCGTTATGTGCAGAGGCTTGGGATTTAGAGCCAAAATATGATAATCCTAAGATTAAAAATCGAGACTGGTTTACTTTAGACGAATATTTTGATACTATACTAATAGACGGTGGATTATCATTTGGAGAAAAGTTTTGTAAGGATCTGCTTGAAGTTGTGCTGCCCAACTGTGATCGTTTTGTTGCCCGTGTTTTTCTAAACCCTAACTGGCCCACAAAGTATGCCTGCTATTTTCCACGAGCAGACGAACTTACCCCACAACCTATAGAACATCCTATTAACGAAGTTTATACATTTTATATATGGAACAACGAAAAACAATCTTAGCCATGTACTCTGGCGGACTCGATAGTTTGGGCATGATATACAAACTCTTAACTGAAGAGCAATATAAGGACTATGATATACACATTCATCATGTTCATAATAAGAATGTAGAAAATCGTTGGCGGGCAGAGCAACTGGCAGTGGATTCAGCACTACAAGAATTACGCCGATTAGGATTTAAGTTTGTTTACAGTGAAAGCGAAATAGGGTCACCGCCGTTTGGCAAATATTTCTTATTTGACACAGACACCATGAATTTCTTTGCGGGTTATGTTGCTTCAGTAAATCCCAATATTAAAAAAGTTGCCATGGGCATGCAGGCCAACGATGGCAATCACAGTTTGGAAGATCGCCGAGTACGAGGTAATAAAATTCTGTCAGCGTTCACTGATGCGGAAAAGATCTATCCTGTATTATATATGACCAAGCGTGAAATTTATGATCTGCTACCACAAAGCCTGCGTAACATTTTCTGGAGTTGCCGTCGCCCTGTTTATTTAGAAAACAGTATCACACCCTGTAAAAAGTGTGATACCTGTGTCAAGTTACGAGATCAAGGTATTCGTTAAACTCCGTAACGATTTCTTGTTGCGTTAAAGTTTTGTAGTACTTCGCCTGCTGTGAGTTCTTTACCGTAGCAGAGTACACGACCAATCTTACCGTTCAGCAAGTTCCCGCCAATACCAAAGCAGGCAATATTAGTGTTGCCATTTTGATTGTGCGGAGTTTGATAACTTAGATTTTGTGTGTCTAAAACACCATTTACATAAAGTTTTATACCGTTGGCCACGCTGAATGTTACAGTAGCACAGTACCAAGTATCGGTATTAAATGTCATAACAGATCCAAACGCATTATAGGGAAAAACGTTACTGTGACCAGCATACAGAGTCGTGCTTTGATTAAAATACATAAAGTGTCCGCCATTGTCGCTGCTGACTAAGTTATTATCTGCTGAAAATGTGTCGATTTTGAACCATACCATTTTGGTATAGGCTGCTTGAGGTATGATATTAGAACCGGCTACGGTAGCATATTGATTTACACCATCGAAGTTAAAATATCCTGGAGGACCATTGTCCCAGTATGGATTGTTAAGTAATGTAGCATTGTTACCAAGGCCTGAAAGGTCGGTCCAGGTAGTGCCTGTGCCACTGTAACTTGTGGTATTATTAGCATCAAGATTTAATGTAAGACTGTCAGTGGCGATACCATCAATATCAAAGGCCCAGTCCACACTGGCACCATAGTTAATACGATCACCTGCGTCAAAGCGGATACTACCACCATAGGTTGGAGGCAGATATGTAAAGGTTAGACCACCTGCTGTACCAGGATCAAAGTTTACACCTATTCGAATTATTTCTGGAGTGATAAGATAAGCATTGGCTCTGACAGTTCCTAATATATCTTCACCGTAGGCCACAGTCCAGCCTGTTCTAACTTTTAATAGTTCTACGTTAAAGTTAGTACTGCTATAGTCTACTACATAAGTGGTAGGGCTATTGCCACCGTAGGTATTAGTAGCTTGTGTTACACTGGTGAGGTCTTCAGAAACAGTATATACAAGTTCAGGCGGTGTGCTTGCTGGTAGGCTTGAAAACTGTAGGTTACCAAAATAATTTGGATCAATGATATAGTCACTCCAACCTGCCCCGTCACTGACCAAGAGACCAACTCGCAAATTAGGTGGATATGGCGTAGGTGTTATGAGATTATTGCCATATCCTATAGCAGTGAATGTAGCACCTGGATATGTAAATGGATCATCTTCACTGTAAGTTGGTGTATTGCTCAGTATAGCAGCCTTGTAACTTACAACATCATCAAAGGCTGTGCCAGAACTCATTGCTGGTAGGAGGAACACAGTACCAGTCTGCGGCTGTACGGGTAATACAGGCACAGAGAAGTTTGTAGTATATTTGGCGTATCCTTTGATGATATGTAGGTCTTTGATGTAACCTTGGAAGTTACCGTTAGGTATCTCGCCTGTGCCTACCACGAGCTCTGCGTTGGTAGCAGTGATAGCTTGATTGGCATAGGGCCATGACATATACTCGCTACCATTTGAATAGAGTTTTACTGTGTTGTCTTTACGCACTATGGCCATGTGTTCCCAACCTATGCCGTAGTGATTTTTCAAAGGTCTATATTCTTGTTGTGCAGGGAAACCGTTGTTGATCCAGAAAAAATCTCTGCCAACACCTTCATAACTTAGACTTACTACCTGTCCAGAAGCAGAATTTAATAAACCGATACACCAAGGTCGAGTATTTACACCAATGGCTTCTGCTTTCTGCCACCACTCAATGGTAAAGTCATCATAGATAAACTGTTGTGGTGCTTCGTACTTACTTCTTGTAGAATCATAGTTACTGGCTGTGTTGCCAAAGTCCAATCTAAATTCTGCCAGCATACCCTGATATCGGGCACTGATTCCATTGTTGGTTATGCTGGTTGTACCAAATCCTGCCACAAATGGATTGCCTTGTAACTCCCAGGAATGGGTGGCTGTGACCGCTGTTCCGCCGTTCAACTGTAGCAGAGCCTGTGTGCCGTTGTGTCTAAAGTAGATATGATTCCATTCATTGAGATTTACTGTGTTAGCAGTGGTCATTGGACCGATGTTCATACCTGCCCAGAATCCGCCAGTGATAGTATTATTGCCATTTATAGTCAAGGCAGCGTGATGGTAGTTAACGTTTTCTGTAGTCTGTCCCTGTATGGTCATTAGTATGCGGCCATTAGCAGTGGGATAGAACCAAATGTTCATATAGACCTGGCTAACGTTGCTGAACACACCAGTGGTCATTAACTGATTAGTGCCATTAAAATCCCACATCTGACCGGTGGTCATATTGTCAGGAAACGTGTAATTAGAATTGTAAAAAGGTTTGTCAGGATCTATACCTGCGGATCCCCAGACTATGGGAGAACCATCCCAGAAGTGTGTGCCGTCTGGAGAAACACCACCCCCGCCTCCACCCCCGCCACCACCCGCGGATATGGTTAGATTAGTGCCTATAATCGCTTGTATAATGCTCACAGCAGATCCTTAATCGTTGTCGTAGATGTCACCCGGGCCACTGACAATCCATACATCTGGATAATCAGCATCGTTGTCGCTGGCACTCATAATGTAGCCTTCTTTGATTTTTAAGAATGTGACCATGCTTCCCGAACCCGAATCTGGAATACCAATTACATAAGTTTCTATATTTCGTCCTGCCAGTTTCAATCTACCACGATTACTTGGGCCGGATTGACATTGTATGTAACAATCTGAACCTGTGGTATTAACTAATGTAAATGTAAATCCTACAGGTAAAGTTTTTAACTGCCAATGCGGAATATAAACCCAACCATTCTCGTGTTCGTAGAATATGTGCTTGCCCGAATCCTGTTCTGTTAGATAATAATCATTAGCTGCAGGAATCTGCGGAATAACATTGGTAGCAAAACTTTGTTTGCTGCCGTCACCAAATTCTAAATACCCTGCGCTGTCATCGGTGATAGTATATGTCCATACTTTCAGTTCTCCGTCTGGTGCTCTGGTCACATAGTTGCGAGCATCAACAGTATTAGTAATAGTGTCAATGTGTTGATCTGCTGTGAATGATTCAAACGCTGGAGTAACAGTGGTCACGTTGACTGTGTGACGATTCATGATATGCTCACCAATGTTCCATCTTTCATCTATATCAATATTAACTAAACCGTCTAACGGCAATTTCATTAGCAGAGAGTTGTAGTAGTTATCTGTAGGCACATAGGTATAGCCCGCCATGACAACATAATCTCCTGTGGCATCCGAGTAGATGTCGGTGAAATTAGCCGTAGGTGTGTTGTAATAGACTCTATTTCCGTTACCGTCTGAACTGAATACCCTGTGACGAATCACCGTACCATTGTCCGGGTTGATAATCATATAGGCCAGTCCGGAATTATTATTATTGGTTCCTTGCTCAAAACTTACAACGATGTTGTTACCTAAGGGCTTGAGGCTGATTTCTGGATCTACCCATTCTGCGACACCTTGTGCTTCCATTGCGTAGGTCTTTTGCCATACTGCTGTGCCTGCCGCAGTAATCCTTGTAAGGATAATTTCACTGCTTTCACCGCCGTACCATTCACCGCCTACCATGATATCTGTGCTGTTGGGTACAAGACATACCGCACGGGCTTGTCTATTAACAGTTGTGGCTTCAGTGAACTTGATGTCCTTGCTCCAAACTATAGAACCATCTGTAGCATCAAATTTAACTACCAATGCTTGATCGTAGTTGGTTTCGTAACGTCCACGACCTACTGCGTACAAGGCTGTGCCGTCCGCACTCCAGGTAACATCGTAGAATCTATCACTGTTACCACCACCTATGGCATTGGTCCAGGTAGGTGTCCATACGAATGCTTCGCCGCCCAAGTTCTGACGCATTGACCACGAACCACCTGGAGCACTAAAGTCAACACCATCTACACGGATTTTTAATACATTTGTTGGACCAGTTCCTGATATTGTGCCTCCTGTAATGGAGTTTATACCACCACCGCCACCAACTGAAAATATGGTTAATGTGGCATCGTTGGCAGGACTTGTGCCACCGCCAAACAAACTGCCGGCAATGGTTAGAACATCACCTGCTACATAATTAGATCCAGGATCGTTAATTCCATTATATGAGAAACTGCCATCTGCTGGGTTAATATAAACGGAAATTTGTGCTCCACTACCAGTTTGATAGTTGGTGCCTGTGACATTATTATAAGTGCCGCCACCGACATCACCACCGGTTCCCGAAATAGATACTGCTTCAATTGATCCGCCTGCACCTATTTCTGTTACTTCAATAATAGCATCATTGGCAGGTGTAGCACCGCCCAAGGCAGTACCTAATATTTTAATCTTATGTCCTACCAGATAGTTTGTACCTTTGTTAGGAACTGTGGCTAAAGCACTGACATAGGCAAGACCATCTCCTGCTGAAACAACTTGAAATTCTGCTCCGCTACCTTGGCGTACTGTGGTTGCGAGACTGGTGTATTGATTAACTCCATCTACATTGTTCTGTCCATTGATTCCTGTACCTGTGACCCAAAAATCCGAATAGTTGTCATAAGGACTACCTGGATAGTGTTCGGCGTCTATTTCTGATTTCAGTATGTAAAAATATCCGTCCAATCCATTAAGTATTGACAGTAGGCCAAACTCACGGTATTCGTTGTACTTCTCACCAACTATGGCAATACCGCCATCAACCTCTAATGTAGCAATACTGTTGGGGAAGATATCGCCTTCATCACTGAGTGTAACAGTTTCCTCTATAACACCAGTAAGCGGATTTATGAAATAGACATTAGCCCAAGTCCAGAAGTTGTCTTGTGCGTCGCCTCGACCAGTGCTATATTCTGTAGTTACTATAAGTTTATCGTTAAAATCGTCGTAGGCAATAGCACAGACATCGCCTTGGATATCATCGTAAAATGATGAAATAGTTGAATTATATGTAAGGATGCCGACATCGTAGCCCGGTTTAACTGAAGCAGTAACTATTCCACCCGATCCGTCAATCGAGTTCACGATGATAATAAAATTGTTGTTCCAACCACCACCAATCTCGTAACCCTCAAATGGGATCTCTTCGCCTACTTTGTATCCTGTACCTACTTGGGTAATACCATTAATTGTAATGGTTCCGCCGCCAATTGTTATAGCAAATGTTGCTCCACGTCCTGCGGTAATTTGTTTGACCCATACTTGCTCACCTGTACGAATATCAAACTTATAAATCTTGGCATTATCGTTGCTGTTGTCGATATAGTAGTCACTGCCCAAGACATAAGCATAGTTGCCACGCACTACCACGCTCTCAAACCAAGCGTCGTCATCATTGTTAGGACGATCACCTACGAGGTTGATGAAGCCTTTTATGGTATTGGGTATTGATGGAGTGCCGCCACCTAATACACTTTGTCCACTGCTGTTAAGAATGTCGCCACCTGACGGTAATCTTAATGCTCCGTTGCTACTAAATTCCCAAGTCTTACCATCTTCGTCAGCATTAATAACAACACTATTGCCGCCGCTGATCCTTAATGCATTTCCGTTAATATTTTCGTCTTGATCGATGTAACCATAACTAAAACGAATTTCTCCACCTTCGGGTAGTTCTAAATTACCGTTGGTATTGAATGTCCATAACTTGAAACTTTCAATTGAGTTTGTAAAAATATTAATGTTACCTTCACTGGTAATTGCTAATGAGCCACCACCGAAACTTTCGCTTATTCTATAGTCTGATGTTCCTGGAAACTTTAAACTGCCATCGACACCAAATTGCCATTCTTTTTCGCCAGCTGATGACTTTACAAATACATCACTGTCTGATTCAATAGTTAAATCGCCATCATTGGTCTTAATTGTTGCTTGATCAGCCTGTAGAATATCACCGTCGAAACTATAGTTTCCTAATCCCGGACCACCACCGCCTAATAATCCAGTATTGTCAGTTAGTTCTGAAATGTCTGTTGGCGCATTGGGGATATCTGTGTAGGTTATGTTTTGACTGATAGGAATGTTGTTTACTCGCAGTTCGTTAGTTCCTGGTTCGAGGCTTAATGGAACACCTCCGAGATATACTGTTGAATTACTAACATATAATGATCTGAACGGACGTGTTGGTGAACCAAGATTTCCACCTTGAGCTACAGATGGTAAAATGTCGCCACCTACTGTTAAATCGCTGCTGATTATTGTTGCTTGATCAATCACAATAGAACTACTGTCAGTAGTACTCATGGTACTACCTGTAAATTCAAATGCTCCAAGATTTAGTGTAGGATCATTGACCAATCCCAACTGTGTATAAAGTTCCGTAAAATTTGAATTTACTTTTTGGAACGCGGCTCGTAGGCTGTCGCCTTTTTTGTCATTAGCTGTTTGACCTACATTAATTGTTTGTTTTGCCATTTACTCGCTCCGTTAACCGTATGTTGCTAATTCGCCAAGCACAATATAACTGCCGCCAATATTTGAAATAGTAAACAGAACTACATCTCTCTTGCTGGCATTGCCTGTAGGTGGACTATTATCTTTCCACAATAATGTTTGTGCTGCTCCATCTATTTGTACAGCAGTTGGTACTCTTGGGGTAATATCTTGTACTATGATCAATCTAACTTGTGTAATAAATCCATCAGCAAGATTCATATTTGTGATGTTTACAGTGAAGTTTGCTGCAGGTGTTACATGTCTAAATGTGCTGCCTAACGCATAGTTATGAACAACCACACCAGTAGCTCCTGATAACGGAGTCACTGCAGATTGCACAGCTTTGCTTAACGTGTTTCCACCGACTGACAAATTATTTGTCACTGAAGCTGTAGTTGCATTTAAAACTGTTGCTGATAATCTTACGGTAGTTAATAGATTATTAACAATAAGATCATTTTCTGCAATAGCATCTGATTCAAATCTTATTAACGGTGTGACAACTATTGCCGATGAATCAGCACTATCGATTAAGTTAGTAAACACATTACCTGTTAGTGTTCCTGAAAATGCTCCACTAAATGTGCCTGCAGTCAATGTATTGCTATTGGGATTATAGGTTAAATTTGTGTCAGTTCTTACATTCTCATTACCGGTTGCTGTATCAACAAAAGTGATAAAGTGTGCGGCATTAGTAGTATCAGTAGCAGTCAATGTCACAGTACTGGCCACATTAGCAGTTCCGTTAAGGTTTCCTGTTACGTTGCCTATCACAGTTCCTGTAAATGTTCCTTGTACAACTTCTGCTGGAATTCTTCCACCAGGACCGTCAACTAACAATGTAGAATTATCTGCAAACACCGATCCTATGATATCTATTCTCTGATTAAGAGCAATAGTCATTGTGTCTGTTGATGGACTATTGGTTAAGATAATACCATAACCTTGAGTTATATTAAATGTATCAGCAGTATTATCTGATAAAATATCGTTGACTGACAAGTCACCAGTTATATGAAATCTTGTAAATGCTGTCTGGGGAGCTACACCTGAATTAAAAGAAACTTGTGCAATACCTGTTGCTACGTCTGTAGAAACTTGTATACCAAAACCAGCTTGAACATCTATAATACCAGTATTGGTTATTCTTATATTATCACCAGTACCTGCGGTAATATTAATACCTGCGCCTGTAGATCTACCTGCTGGTAAAGTTGCTACGTTTTGTAAACTTCTAACACCAGTATTGGTAATGGTCAACGGATTAGTTCCAGATACACTTATACCAGAACCTGCACTGGCTGTGATAATACCAGTATTAGTAACAATTATAGATTCTGCTCCGCTGTCAACATTTATGTTAATACCAGTGCCTGATGTAAATCCAAACGAATCGTTAAATTCTGTAGCAAGAATACTTTCATCGTTGTCTATTTGTATACTATTGAACCAAGTTTTAGCAGGATCAATAATTAAATTGCCGTCTACTGTGGAATTAGCCGGTAAGTCTACAGTAAATCCAATGCCTTTGACATGCGCCGATCCAAGATATAGACCGTTGGTATTGTTGCTTCCGGTCGTACTATATTCATTTAGAAACAGTGATTTCCATCGTCTGGTTCCTGTTTCTCCTAATGTATAGGTATTATCTGCAGCCGGACTTACATTAGTATCTAAAGTTGAAAAGTCAATAGGACTTAATCCGCTGCCATCGCCAACTGTGGCTACGAGGATGTCAAAGTTTTCATTAATCTTAATAAAAGCATCGTTGACATCACTCCATAGCAAGGGAGGACGACCTGGTGTAATATTTGAATTAAAAGACATTATGTTCTCCCTACAGCAATTTCAATTGTACCAATATGATCCGAATCATATGTTTGCAGTGCTTTACCTACTACTGTACCTACCGCAGCATTTGATCCTGCCGATACAGCAACTCCAGGTATATTAGAAGTCACTAACAAATCTCCTTTTTGTATTTTACCAACTACACGACATGGTACACGTCCTTGTAATGCTACAAGATTCTTGTGTCCTGGGCATGCATCGTACATTACAAACGCAGCAGTATTAGAAACAACTCCTGCTACTCTTGTATCATGATGCTTGTTAGATATAGTAACTTCTTTATCGCCGCCGAATACAAGAACTGTACCAACTTCATATTCTTTATCGCCTTCGTAGTACTCTGCAAGGTCTGCTGAATATGTAGCTTGTAATCTTGATTCGTTAGGCGAAGTTCCAGTTAGTGTCCAACGTCCTGTAATTGTACCAGCAGTAGTATTACCGCCTGTGGTAATAGCAGTTACTTGAATTTGTGAAGCAGTTACTGGTGCAAGGCTCAGACCATTTTGTGTTCTAAACTGGTGAGCATCATTGTCGTAGTATGTGATTTTATCAGCAGCCAACGAACCATTACTTACAAGTACTCCGCCGCCACCGTTCCAACCGTAGTATCTAATAACTCCACCTGTGGCTGTGGTTGTGCTATCTACAGAAATATTGTTATCGACTTTTAATTGTGATACATCAACTACTCTTGCACCAAAGTCACCATTGCTATCTCTTATAACAATTTTGCTGGCTTCTGGAGCAGCAGCAGTACCTGCAGCAGCTTCTACCACAGTGTAGTCGCCGTCTGAACTAAAGCTACCTGAGCTTGTTCTTCTTAAGAAACCTGTAGTTGAATATTGATTCTTTTTAATGGCGCCGCCATCGTCGACCACTGTGGTAAATGCCACTGCTGTAACGTTGGCTGTACCAAGAGTTGAATTTCCTAAAACAGTCTTAGTTGCAATTTGTGGCAAGTCAGGTAATACAAGACCGTTAGGCTTGACAGTGACCCATCCGTCAGTGACATCAAATACCGAGCTGTCAAAGCTGGCTAATCCTCTGTCTGCTTGTGTAATTCCAGTAGCATTAGCACGAGTTGTTGCAGCATTCATAGCCAACTTACTTTGTGCAATGGCCGCACTGGCATTAACGTCGGCATTGATAATTACGCCTGGATTAATTTGAGCATCTATTTGATTCAGGGTTGAATCAACACCTGGTCGTAGATCAAAAGTTAAGTCTCCGACAACAGTAGCATTTACAGAACTGTTTCCAGATCCAGTAAACACTAATATATCAGCGGAATCAAGATTAGTACCAGTAAAGTTCTGGAAGTTAGCCCAAGTTAAACTTCTTAGATTAACAGCATCTTGAGGATTAGTTGGATTAGTTAGGTTAATGATCTTATTGTTATTAAGATTCATATTATTCTTCATACCCAACTGTCCGTCGAGTGCCATATATCCGCCTGTGTTTACAGGTATCAATTGACTGTCAACTACTGGTGCACCGTCGTGTGTTAGACCTAATCTACGTTCGATATAGATACGTGCAGCATTTTCTGTTGGAACAGTGTCTGTGGCGTTGTCTGTAAAACCAGAGTCTGTTGAGAACTCAGATACAGGTACGCCTCGTTTAAATCCAATACCGTCAAGGTTACTTAAAGCAATACTTGATGAGAATGTAACAGTACCAGTACCTTGGTCAACTTTAAAGTATGGGCCTACTCTGAAGTTACCAAATTGGTCAGTAGTTACATAGAAGCAACGACCAACATCTCGTTCTTCAGTTTCGAAATCTTCGTTAACAGGGTTAACTGATTGACCATAAATTTCTTTTGGATAGTTTGTATCTGCATACGAACCTGTACCGATTTCTAATAAGTCATGTGATGTTACACGAGTTAGAGAAATACGAATAGTTAAAGTTCCTAAAGAACCAGTAGTTCTAATAGCAACTGCGGCTTTGGCAGTATATGAAGAACCATATTGTATGATACTATCAACTAAAGGTCTATTTAAAGTTACCCTGGCATAAGGTTCATTTGTAACAGTTTCTGGTTCATAGGTTGAAACAATATATTCTTCGCCCTTGAATACAAGTTTTGATCCAGCTACTCTGCTAATTTCTTGCGTAGCTACTGGTACCACGGCAAACGCACTGTCTCCTGCACGACCAGTAACCAATCCAACTCTGTGAGTTCCGCTTTGTGTACCTGTGGTATCAGCAGCAAGCCCGCCTGGTGTTAAACTAACTCTAAAGGAGTTTAGACCAAGACCTGCAGCAAGAACAAAGTAATTGTTGGAAGGATTAATTCCGGAAGGCAAATTACCATCTGTGGTAAATTTAACAACGTCACCTGCTGAAAATCCGTGGCTGGATAAAGTTATCACGGCAGGAGATGCTATACTAATGGTACAGACAGCTCCGCTGGTTACAAATTCTCCAGGTTGCCAAATGGTTAATTCAACATAGTTATAATTCTCTCTTAAATTAGTTTTGGTTAAACCATACATGTTAAACGTATGTGTTCCGGACCCTGCTGTAGTTGTATTAAGAGGATTTCCAAATCGTGTTGCAGAAATTGAAAATTCTGTTTCTGTTAATGCTGTTGAAGCAACATAATATATTTCACCTGGTAATATAGGATTTGGTAAACTGCCAGTAGTTGAGAAAATTAGTGTGTAATTTTCTAACATACGATGTGTTCGAGCACCCTTTATAGTTAGACCTGTTCCGTTGGTCAGTGTAACAGTACTACCACCTGGACTCAAGGCAACTGTAAATTGATTATACTTAGGAACTGTCTTAATATAATAAATTGTTCCCGCAGTAAATCCGTTGGCTGTCGAAGTAGGTATAAACTGATCGCCTATTCTTAATTTGTGATTGCGAGAGGTTGTACAAACATCAGTATTAATAGTTGTTACAGTTTCTAATATTCTGATACTTACTGGCGAACTATTTGAAATGCTGATCTCGTAAGGACCGTTTGAATCTGTGTAAGCAGCAAATTGTAAAACACGATAAACAGTATCACTGGTTTCACGAAGTTTTAAACCGGTCGATGGTCTTACCGCAACGTTGACAAGATTACCAGTTAATAAAATTTGTCCATTATTACGTAAGGTCATCTTAGTACCGTCTGGTACTGCTGCATATAATCCTTCAGTTCCGCCACCTGTTCCTGTTGACAGATTAAGTCTGGACACACCTGGCGGCAAGTCTACAGTGGTAGCCGATACCACTGGATATCTAAACACAATGTTTCCATGATCAATTTCAAGTTCTGAATTTGACAATGGTTCATAGTCGTAGTTTGTTACAAAAATAAACAGACCACCGATAACGTTTGCATAAGTTGGACTTGGGAAATAGCAGTCCACTCGCTGAGACATATCCTCAAATAATGTAGTAGGTGTTGGAACTTCTAATGGATCAGCACCTTCAGCAACCAACGCATAGACACCGTGAGCACTTGATCCTCCCACAGAACGTATTTGACCACCTGTTACAGAGTAGTAAGAAATGTAACAGTAATATGTGAACATAGACACAAGTTCTAATAGTCCGCCGTTCATAGCAATTGCGCCATAGCCCATGTCGTTGATCTGTGTAAAGTCGTTGGCTAACATAGATCTATTACCAGGCATTAACAATTCATATTGATTACCTGTTTCGTTAACAAAATCAATAACTGATGTTTGTATTGAACTCTTAGAACTGGCTATTGATATTCTTGCATTTACGTTTGTTGTATTATAGGCATAGGCTCCTATATCTGGCAGAACTTCGACTATAGAACTTTGTGCAGTAGCAAAATTATTAACACTGATTGCATTAGATATAGGTGTCATCAATGATGCAATTCTTGTGGCCTCTGTGGCAGTTGCTGGAGTACCTGTTGTTCTTGTCAATGTAGAGTACACAACCACTGGAGCAAGATTCTGTATAATTCTTTGTGCTATGGTGCTGGCATAACTAATTGCAGATGCACATCGCGCTGGTTGACCTGCAGCCAACAAAGATACACCAGTTAGGTTATTATAATATTTTAAAGCTGCCCTTCTTGTGGCAGTGTTACCGCCATAGATCAAGTCATAGATTACAGCTTCAATAACATACAATGTGTCTCTTTGAGATTTAGAAACGTTAAAGGTGTCACCAGTTGCCCAAGGTGCTATATTTCCAGCTATCTGTGCTTGTATCCAACCGTTTACTTCTGCTACGATATAATTTCTGTTGGCCAACAACAATGTATAAGCGTTGGTTAAATTAGTCGAAAGTCCTGGAGGTAACGTATAAGTTAATGACGGAGCACCTGTAACACCTCTTTCGATAATGTCAACAATTGTCGAAGAACTTAAATCTACAATCTGTTGAACTGTGGTGTAAGCAGGAATAGTAGCTTTGGCCAGATCATGAGCTAACTCGATTGCATCAATAGTAATCTGTCTTTGATCTTGCAATACCACTTCGGCATTAGAAAGACGATAAGTTAATCCAGACAGTCTTGTATTGTAGTTTGTTCCGAATACAATGTCATACCCAAGACCGTCTATAATTAATCCTACGTCTCGAGAACATGCAGCCGAATCGTAAACAAATACATCGTAAGGCCATGGTGTTGATTCATCTAAGATAAATGTAGCACTGGATCCTGCTGGACTATACACAAAATCTCGAACATAGTTGATTCGATATACAGAGTCAGCAACAATAAAAGAACAAGGCAGTTGCGGGAATCTTGACAGTCTTGAAACTTCTAATCTTGTAGGAGTATCAACAACATCAATAGTAAATTGTAAGTTTCCAGCAAATCCGTCTGCGAACATACCGCCCGCAAAAGTCTGTCTATCTATAGATCTCGAAAAGCTGGCACACTCCTGAGCATAGGGCGACTTGGCAAGAATTTGACCCTCTGGATCAAGTACGCACATGAAGCCGCCGTGGCCCTGTGCAGTAATAGCCTGCCAACGAACTGCGTCGTTAGCAAGGAAAACGTCCATTTGATTATTTTCTTTAGGATAGTTTACAGATCCTGATCCATCTATAACATCTTTCAGTGCATCGACTAAGTCTGCAATTACTGAGCCGCTTCCAAGTTCAGCCTGGAATGCTTGATCAATAACTTGATTAACTAATGTCTGTCTTACAGGAGTATATGCAGTATTATTAATAATGGCCTGCATTAACAAATTCATTTGAGTTAACACAGCCAAATATTGTGTCAACTGAGCTGTAATGGCTATTAAAGCACTTTGGCTTTCGTAGTACTTTAGTCCTGCAGATATAGTTCTATTTTGTCCACCATACTTAAGATCAAATGCAAATGCGTCAACTAAAAGACCTGCATCTCTTTTACATAAAGTTACATCATAATCAAAAGAAGTGTTAAACGGAGTAATATTGTTTACAATGTTGAAATTCATCCAAGCAATAATTTCTTCTTGAATAAATGTTCTGTTCAATTCTAATAAGGCTGCTGCAGACTTATAGTCGCCTTTGTTGTCAATAGGCAGTCCAGTTGATGGTTTAACATAAACTGGTCTTGAGCTGTCTTGTAGATAATGATATCCGAATTCTCTGTCAGCTACCGTTAGGCCGTCGATGACAAGATCTCTACGGAATTTTGTAAATGCCCAAGGGCTTGATGATGTACCGTTCTTTGGTCTAAAAATAACACGGCGGAATTCGTCACCAACAATAGATACGTTTTGTGGAACTTTTAATGGATAATTTTCGTAGTATTCGCCGCTTTCTACTAAAACTGTAATTTGGACATTCTTTGTAACATCACCATAGGAAATAGTTTCTCCGACTTGGAAGTTACCGTACTTGATGTCAACATCAAATAATTCGTTACCACCGCTATCTAAACTTCCGTTGTGATTCAAAATTTGAGCCAATGCTCCAGAAGTATTTCCTTTTAAGAATAAACCTTCTCTGAGATCTCTGGTTCTCACAGCTTCTATGGTTGACGTAGTAACATCGCCAGTGAAGTCTGTTCTAAAGCCTGCAGTGAAAATAGCAAATCGAGGAAGGTCAACGTTTAGTGTTGGTAGAGAAGTAAAGCCTGATCCTTTGTCAGTGATAGTGATACTGATAATCTGACCGCTGTTAACCACCGCAGTACCAAATGCTCCTGTACCGCCACCTCCTGAAATTCTTACAGATACTAAACCGTATCCTGTACCTCTACCATCTACTCCATCTTCTGCAATGGTTTTAATTCTTACGCTGTTAACTCTGTAGGTTACATCGAATCGAGCACCAAATCCTATAGGACCTGCTCCAATAGGAGATGCTGTAATAATACTAACTGGCACATTGTTTGAACCAGGTAGCACACTATATGCACCAGAACTAACAATTCTAAATGTTAAAATTTGTCCAGGAGTTGTAGAAGTTGTTAAAACTTCAATGCTACATTTTCCGCCACCGGATGAAATTGTTCCGCCTACTAATTCTAATACATCACCTGGATAGTAGTTAGCACCTGGGTTGGCCAAATCTAATTCTACAGTATCCACGCTCATACTGAGAACACCTTGGAAACCAGAACCCGAAGCAGGTGCTGGAGTAATAGAAGTCAGTGTACACTCAGCTTGTCCGTTATTGTATGTTAGTGTTTTTCTATATGGACCGATATCCTGAGGAGCTTCTAAAATTATTTCTTCTGCACGTTTGAGTGCAGCTTCTAATGTTCTATACGCATATGCTAATGCACGACCCTGGAATGCTTTAGATACACCAGGTCTATCATCTTGACCCGATGTTGCAACATATAAGTTTGCAACAGATCCAAACGCAGCATTGTCGACGTATCTTTTTGTAGCAGCAATTAAACCGCCATAAACTTCGTCGTCATCTGGCTCTGGATCTCTGGATAAAATCAATGGACCGCCCATACGACCAAATGCTGAATTAACATTACCTGTTTCTGGGTCTATGGCATTTACACCCTGTAAAGAAACTTTGCCATCTGCATAGGCTTTGTTTACAGCTTCGTGTTTAAAAATGGGCTGTAAAGGAGTTCCAGTAGTTCCGAGATCTAATACTCTATATTGATTTCCACCCGAACGAGCAGAAAGATTTCCACCTAATTGTGGACTGCTGTCAGCTGAAATTTCTGCGAAATCAGCGTTGATGGTAATTTCATTGGGGTTGGAAGCAAAATCAAGGCTAATACCATTACCAGGTCTTAGCTGTTTAAATGTTAATCCCGATTCGGTATTGTTAACAGTAACGACAGGAGTTGCATTAGTTACGCTATCGTTTTGTCCTACATAACTTGGGGGAGTATCGTCTAACGCTATAAAAGTTAATCTTTCTCCAAGACCCAAGGAACTATATAGTTCACGGAAATTATCGTTAACCTTACGAAAGGAATCACGTATACTATCACCAGTGCCGTCATTACCAACTGCACCGATATCAATAATCTTTCTTGCCATATTATAATCCCAGAATGAGCAAATGCTCTAATATTTAGCCCAATATTTTAAAAGCCGAATGTAAATAAATGTATGTTCTTAAAGATAGAAATTCAAGAAAATCAATATACAAGACGCAGTAAATGCGGTGTTGAACACAATTTTGTTAGAACAAAAACTGTGGCTGTTCTTCGTTGTGATAATTGCGATGAAACTTTTTATAGAGATCTAAAACATATGGATCGTAAGAGACTCAGCAACAATTATTTTCATTGTTGTAAAAATTGTGATCCTAAGAAATTTGCTCAACGTAAAGGAGTTGAGCAGAAAAAAATATGGGATATGCCTGCCAGCGTAGAGCTACCAGTTTCTAAATTCTAAAACTTTCCCCGCAGCCGCAACGGTCTTTTTCAGCAGAATTACGAAATTCAAACCCTTCGTTTAGACCTTGCTTAACATAATCTATTTCTAATTCGTTGAAATAAGCCAAGTGTTTTTGATTGATATAAACACAGAAATTTTCAAATAATTTAGTATATCCGGGGTCAAGATTAGTTAAATCATCGAGGTATTCAAGAGTATAAGCCAAACCAGAGCAGCCTGTAGTTCGTACGCCAATAGAGATTCCTTTACCTTTGCCTCTTCGAGACAACTGTTCTTGAATTTTTTTAGCTGCTGTGCTTGTTACGGTAATCATTTACTGCTGCTTTAATAGCGTCTTCTGCAAGGATAGAGCAATGAATTTTAACTGGCGGCAGTGCTAACTCTTCTGCGATTGCTGAGTTTTTGATGGTTTCTGCTTGATCAAGAGTTTTTCCTTTGAGCCACTCTGTGACAAGACTTGAGCTGGCGATTGCCGAGCCGCAGCCATACGTTTTAAATTTCGCATCTGTAATAATACCTGTAGCATCGTCCACCTTTATTTGTAGTTTCATAACATCACCGCAGGCAGGAGCTCCTACCATTCCTGTGCCTACAGAATCGTCGCCCTTGTCAAAACTGCCAACATTGCGAGGATTTTCATAATGATCAATAACTTTATCGCTATAAGCCATATTATACTCCTAATCTAATGTCAACAACTTCCCAATTAATAATGCGCCAAATGTTTGCAAGATATTTGGCCTTGTCCTGTTGATAGTCTAAAGCCCAAGCGTGTTCCCAGGCATCAATTAACAGAGCAATTTTCATAGTCTTTTTGTATTCGTGATTGTGTATGGTATGTAAGTTTCCGTCGGTATCCATGTAGATCCAGTTAGATCCTTGTGCAGCCATAAACTCTTTTTCTACAGCTTCTTTGAATTTATCAAAGCTGCCATACTTATCGTCTATTAAAGATTTACTGAGCCCCTCGGGTTTATTGGCAGCTCTGGGCGGGGTCAAGTTTGCAAAGAAGATATTATGTAGCACTGCACCGCCGTAATTAAAATCAGGATCTCCTTCGCCTTTATTATAGCGTTCCGAATATTTGGCAGCCAGCCCATCGTAATGATACTTGATAGTATCTTCACTCATTACAGGCGCAAGTTCATCTTTACCAAATTTTAGTTTATCTTGGTAAATTTCACGTTTGTCTACGGATTCGGTCAAACTTTTAATAAAATGTAAGGTCATACCGTTATTTATTGTAAATAAAGCACAGGAGGATTTATCATGTTTGGATTTTTAAAAAAGCTATTTGGTTCTGCCGATCTTAACAAAGACGGTAAAGTAGATGCCGCTGATGCTAAAGTTGCGGTTGAAGCTGTTAAAACTGAAGCTAAAGAAGTAGTTGCTAAAACTAAAACTACTGTTAAGAAAGCAGCCAACAAAGCTAAATCACAGCGTAAGCCAAAATCAAAGGCCTAATAATTTAGCTTGTTCATAAAGTGCAAAGCTGGCCAAGTTTTTGGCTTTGCTTTCGCACATTATGTCTGCCACAGGTCTAAAACTCAGTGCCCATTCATTTGCTGCGGTATTCCAGTAGAAATTTGAATGAGCTCTGAGTTTTGCTTTCTTGTGTCCGCTTTCCATTAGCGTATGAAGATTGGGAAGTTGCTCATCGGGATGGCCAACAAGATGTTCTTCCCGTGATACAGAATAATGTATAACAGGACGCTGACCACGCCAGCTGTCAACAATCCTTTTAACACGGTCGTCATTTGCTTCAATATATTCTCCAGTTTTAATCCAGTGATGATGTATGTCTAATACCAAAGCACAATCTTTGACTAATTCAAGGCTGTGTTCGATACCCCAAGTCATTTCATCGTTTTCGATAGTTAGTGTATTACGAGCTTCGGGTGTCATGCGAGCCAAGGCAGCTCGAATGCCATCGGGGCCACGGCGTCCTGCAATATGTACGTTAATCTTAAAGTCTTGAAACGTTTTCCCATAGCCCATCCATCGAGCCATATCTACGTGATATTCAAATTCTTCAATAGAACGATTTACAATATCATCTGACTCAGATGCCAACACGCAAAACTGCCCAGGATGAAAACTAACCCTAACATTCCTCTCGCGAGCCAAATTCCCCACACGCCCAAATGCTCTTTCACAATAGGCTCGGACATCGGGAGTCCGCCAAAACCAACTCCAAGTTGGCTCAGTGTACACAGGAAGGCAATCGCTGCCGAGTCGTACCATTCTAAGATCTTCATCAAGTTCTCCTACTCGTTCGACCAGTAGTCGAAACGATTCTATATTTTGTTCCATTAATGACCACAGTTTTTCTGTGGCTACGTCCTTACTTTGTCTATTCAGCCAGGCTACAGTTGTAGATCCGGTGTTGTATTTTTTACAGTCGTCTTTGGGTTTAATACCATCTACTTGTGCAGGATGGTCAATCCATTTACAGGCAAAGCCAATTCTTTTAGGCATCATCACTTCCACAGTCTATGCGCCACGGACAGCGCATTAGTACATCAGTTGAACAGTCATCCTCACCCCAACATTCTGGGGGTTCAGACCCGCGAAGCTGTTTAATTTCAGCATGAATCATCCAACGGAACTCATTGTTTTGACCAGAATTGGCCAATCGAGCCTCTTTGTCTAACAGTTGTTGAATAGCAGTCATACTACTATTATAACACTGTTAGTGCCAATTGTCAACTACAAATTTATCCTGAACGTCTTGTGGTTTGGGTTCGCCGTGAAACACAGTTACACAGCAGTCTGGATGCACTTCTACTGAGTGATCTGTTTCTTTGAACTGTCTTTTACCATTTAATACTACCAATTCTTCTCTACTACGTATTTCCCATTTGTAACTTTGGATCCATTCTTTGGGCCAAAATTTTATCTGTGTCTGGCATAGTTTCCAAATCCAATCTTGATCACCTTGAAGTTTTTGAGCTTCTTTGGGATTCTCTTTAAATTTTTCCCAGATATGATGCTGAGTACCGTGATTCCAAGCCATTACAGAACTATTCAAATATTTCCATGATGCATAAAATTTTCTGTTGAAATCGTGTATTCCTAAAAATTCTGTAGGATATATTTTGGCCAACTTGTCTATGTTGTTATGAATAACTACGTCTAAGTCGAAATAAAGAATTCTTCCCCGTAATGGTAATCTTGCATCAAACATATGAACCTTATGCCACCAACCCTTTTGATATTGTGCATTAGGTTGATAAATGGTAGTAACACCTTCAATGTGATGTTGATCGTCGGTTAAACAATAAAATTCGTAGGGTACAGTAAGATGTCGCGAAACCATATTTCGCAAACGTTCTACATATTCCTTACTATATCGATTACCAAATCTTACGCAAAGAACATTAATTTTCTCAGTGGAGTTTCCAAATAGCTCTGATAAATCTTCTGGAGAACTATTACCTTTGGCTAATCTTTTTTCAGCTTTAAGCCTGCGCTTTTCTTCTTTTGACAATTCCATCGATTTCTATCAGTTCTTCCAAAATGTTGTAAAGATTATCAATTTTAATCATATTAGGTCCGTCGCTGGGAGCGTTATCTGGATCTTCGTGGCACTCCATGAAAATGCCTGCAACTGATCCGGTAGCTACAGCGGCCCTCGCCAAGTAGGGTACCATCTCGCGATCTCCGCCTGAGACTGTTCCCATTCCGCCAGGCTGCTGTACAGAATGTGTTGCATCAAAGACAACGGGATAACCAGTACGTTCCATAATAGGTAAACTGCGCATGTCAACCACAAGATTATTGTATCCATGAGTATATCCTCTTTCACAAAGCATGATGCGTTCATTACCAGTTGATGCTATCTTGGCTGCAACGTTTTTCATATCATGCGGAGCAAGGAACTGTCCTTTTTTAATATTAATAGCTCGACCAGTATTTCCAGCAGCCAAAAGCAAGTCGGTCTGTCTGCAAAGAAAAGCAGGAATTTGTATAACATCAACTCCGGCATCTGCTATTAATTCTGCTTGATAGGATTCATGAATATCTGTAAGTACAGGAATACCAAACTCGTGTTTAATTGAATTAAGTACCTTAAGGCCTTCATCGATACCTATTCCTCGTTTAGTTCCTATACTGCTTCTGTTGGCTTTATCGAAACTGCTTTTATAGATAAGATCAATATCTAATTTATCGCAGATATCTTTGATACGACCTGCAGTTTCTTCTGCATGATCTTGGCTTTCTATTTGACAGGGACCAGCAATGAGAAAAAATTTATTTTCATTGCTGGCAACGATTCGGTTAATTGAAAATGTACGCATATAATTATTTATGCGGAAATTTTTAACCTTCGTAGGTTGCTGAGTTAGCACCGTGTTCAAATACTTCAACAGATTTAATACGCACAGTTGGATTGATTGGATAGCGCATATTTCCTCCGGCTAATAGTTCAGCCATCTTGTCGAAGCACAATTTAGCAAACATTTCGCAGCCAACAGCCGGAACAATTCGTAGATCGCAGATGCCGCTGTCATTAAAGCCACCTTTGATTTCATTTAACTGTTTGAACAGTTCTAAATGAGGATCATCTTCTGCAACAACTAAGGTGTGATCAAACATGTAATCGGCCCAAGTTTTAAATTCCTTAAGACCACCAAAGTCCATACACCAATTTTTGTCATCTAACGTATCGCACTCAAATATAAGTTTGATGCCGATCGAGTAACCATGCAGCGTCGAGCAATGACTGTGAGTGGCACGCCATTGTCTAAAGCAGCAACTCAGACCTCTGTCGTTGCCATATGTTTTTGTTGAATAAAATTTCGCCATCTCTTGCCTCCTGTAAATTAAGCGAGTAAGTTTGATGACTTGCAGAATATTTAAAGAGGGTTGAAAGTCATTGAAGTCCTCTATAGAACTATTGTACTACAGAACTATTTATGAAATCAACCTCAAGTTGAGCAATGTTCTTGAAATTAACATTTGATCTTTGCCAATCTTGAGGAGTTATCCAATCGGATTTGTTGAAGATATTAAATTTAATATTAGGATAATGAATGAAAATTTGAGAAATTTGATAAACCCAATACGAATAGTCTACAGCCTGCGAACCAGCTTTGGCATAATTACTCGTATTTTTATAGATGTTATTAACTTTTTCATTATTGGGATATAGATCAAAACCTAATAAGTCAACATTTTCGAAACCTAAATGTGCTGCCAACAACACAGCATAACAACCACTACCCCAGTGATCTGGTTGATCTCTTTTCAGTTCTCCAATTTTTGGTATTGGCGGAAGATGACAAATATTTTTATTTTTTAATATTTTGCGAAAATAATGATACCAGTTATCTCGAACGTATATTTGAGTGTTTTCAATATTGGGATTTTTTACAGCTTCGTCGGCCATTCTTCGATCACAGCAGATAAGATGATCAACTTTATAATCTCTATGAATAGCGTTACAGCCTATGATAGTGTAATGGGATTGCCAAGTGGTTAGGTTTATATTTTTACGACTTTCGCCGTTGCCTACTACTAATGCTTGAGACATTATTCGATTCTACCGAAACCGCTCCATAGGCCTGGATTGCCCGCTCTTGTACAAACCCATCCTACAAATTTTCCAGGATCTGGATTTGAATTCCACATAATATCACCTTCAGTAAATGTACCACCTTGTGGAGGCTCTAATCCGCTTAGATGAATTTTATCATTGAATTTAATAGGACCGCTGACATGCAGATTGGTTCTGGGATCAATAGTGTTAACATTTACTCCAACTGATCCTATTACAGAAACTTTAATAGGGCCTGTGCTGTAGTTACCTAATCTAATGTCTCCATTTGCTACGATAGTTAGTCTTGGCGTGTTGTCTGTTACTAACTCTAAATCTGCAGAATTAAATGTTCCAATACTTCCTACATTTGGTTCGCTGGCACCTAAGACTAACTCGATATTCATGTCAACAATGCTTATAGGAGCTTTAGGTTGATCGGTACCGATTCCTAATCTATCAGTGTTGGCATCGTAAAATAGATATTGATTTATACTAACGGAACCATCAACTAATAGTCCATTAAGTCTACCTACTTCTCGTAGATAACTTTTTGTTACAGTAGGACCTAATTCATTCTCGTTGAGAACTTTAATGTTATTCATCATTAAAGATTTCCCACGTGCAAGATCTAAATCTTCAGATACAAAAAATCTATTAGGATTATCTATAAAAATAAATTGTTTATTATTGCCCTGTCCAGACCAAATTAAACCTTTGCCAACAATGTCTCCTTTAAAATTAATAAAAGGCACTTCTGCGACATCGACATCTTTACCAGATTCTAAAACTTCTCTAAGAGAACTTAACAGGGTTTCAATTTTATCAGACATGATCAACTATTTCCAATTTTGCCAAAGGGTTCCCATAGACCTGGTGTTCCGGCTTGAACACAAACCCAACCTACGTATTGATTAATTTTTGGTTCTGAATTCCACACAATATCTCCGGCATTGTATGATCCAGCAGTAGGAGATGAACGATCAACTCTCTGTAACCTATTTCCAAACTTAACTGATCCTGCAACATGAAGATCGACATCTGGATCAGGAGTATTCACTTTGATCGATAATTTTCCATGAACTGAAACCTGTACTGGTGGAAGTTTAGGATTACCTAAAGAAATATTACCAGCAGAAGAAACAGAAATTCTTGTGGTATTATCTGTAACTATATCAAAAGTGTGACTGGCATATGTACCGATAAACCCTTTGCTAAAATCTTTACTTCCTAAAACAATCTCAATACCGTCTTCTACAATTGCAAACGCAGAGTGGGGTTCTTCTGTTCCTAATCCCAATCTGTTTGTTTCGTTACTAAAATTTAAATATTGTCCAATTGAAACATCACCGTCAACGATTAAACCTTGTAATCTACCTACTTGTCTAAGATGACTCTTGGTAATGGTTGGACCTAATTCTTCTTCGCTGAATAATTTTATTCCGTTAACAGTAACACTTTTGCCTCTGCCTAAATCGATGTCTTCTGAACTAAAAAATCTATCAGGATTTGATGCAAAAATAAACTGTTTGGTATTACCAGCACCGGACCATAATAATCCTTTGCCTTCCAAGCTATCTCCTGAAAATACAATAGGAGTGTCTTTTTCAAATTTTATATCGGCTCTGATTTCTTTTACTTCTAATATATTAGTTTTAAGAGTACCAGATACTGTGAGGTCGTCGATATGTTCGGCCTTTAAATTTCTAATATGTACACCGTCGTCTTTGACCGTGATCTGAGTCTTTGATGCCTGATCGGAAATTCCTGCACTACTAAAATTTTGTACAGTGCCACCGTTGATATGATCGCCGCTTAGGGATCTTAAAGGAATTTTTTTAACAAAGGACTTGGGATCAGTCATAAAACTGTCTGGCTCCATGCCCTTTAATGCATCCGCCAGTGCCGCTAAGGCTTGATCAATGTTGTTTTTGTTCATGATAAGGTATTTATCAATAAACAAAAAGCGGGCACTTGGCCCGCTTTTACTGAGGATTTACTTTGTTATTGTACTCGTAATAGGATAGTTTCTTCGTTTAAACGACCGTTTAGTTTAATATCTACTGCTTTAATGTCGTCTAAGAACTTGCGTAAAGCTACTTTACCTGCGCCTTTGAACTCTTTGAGCTGTTCTTCGGGTTTACGTAGAGTCTTAGCCACGCTTTTATTCTCGTCAAAGTTAATAATAGATGTACCTTTTACGCTGAGATCGCTGTATTCAGAGGCTACATATTTGCCCAACTTACGAGTCTTAACATTAAAAACCCATAATTCTTTAGCACCAATAATGTCTACAGGATTAATTGAAACAAGTTTGAGCTTATCATCTTGTTTCAAATATTTTACTTTGGCAACAAGTTTAGCTTTATCTGTGGGTTTCTTGGCACGTGGCTTACGATTAACTTTGGCTTCCTGTGCTAACATATCGCAGGCAGAAATAATCTCACCGTAAAACTGTGTGATCTTTTTAATTTGAGGTTTTGTCAAATGACTGTAAGCTTCTTTGAGTTGCTCACATTCTCCATCGGCCAATTCGAGATATTCATCATATTGACGCTGATAATAGTCTTTGATCACACGAGCATGAGCTGCCTTGGCCTGTTTACCACGCAAAAGATTAAGAACTTTAAACGCTTTAGGGTCGAATGTTTCAGGGTCCTGACTAAAGATTTCTAACGCATCTTCTAATTCTTCGGTCATAGCATAGGCAGCATCGCGAAGTCTTTCCTGAATTGAAGGAACATATACTGCAGGTTTGTCCTCTACAACAGCAGTTTCATCTACGATTTCGTCATCTTTACCTTCGGACACAACTCGAGCAATCTGCTCACGCAACCAAACGGTAGAATCTCGACCATCGTTAAAGTCTGCGCGAACAGCAGGCATGCCTCTCAATAGATTGGCAGCAATAGAACCCATGGTTAAATTACAACGATTGTCCTTGGTATCTTTAAATGCTTTAATTTGATCTTTGGTATAACCATTTTGTTGCATCCAGAGTACAACTTTTGGTTTCAAATCTTTACCAGAAAAATCCAAACGATAGTGATCCATAGTAAGTCGGAATTGACGCATAAACTGATCAGTTGACCAAGATTCGTGTCCGTCCCATTTTGGACTGACATCTTTGCCTTTGGCCTTATCTACAGCCAGTTGAACAGCTTTGCTTCTGGATTTTGTCGCCATTTGAATGCTCCTATTTGTTTACTAATATAACTATTATAACATCATTTTAGTATAATGTCAATCGTTCAATTTCTACGATATCGCCGGTTTCGGTTTCTTGATAGATAGTAACTGCTTCGATACCCTCTTGTTCGAGATGGGTTATAGCAAGTTCTTTAGCTTCTTTTAAGCTTCTTGTCGTTTCAATTAGTTCTTCGTGGCCCAAATCGTCTTCGGACCAGACCTCATAAAGTTCCCAGGTCATTTTGGTTTTATTAATCTCCTTAGTTATCTTTGGAATATGGCACAGGCACCCATCCCAGTTTATTTAAATCTTCTTTGATTTCTTCTGTTACTACACCTTCCGGAACATATCCACGTGCTTGAAATTCACGATCGATCTTGTCGGGATCATCGTCATCAAATGCTGCAAACCCACCCATTCCGGAGCAGTACCAATCCATATAGTCTTCTCCACCGCCACGTATTTCGGCAACTATTCCGCCAGCATAGCGCCAAGAGCAACTCCAAAGTTCGCTCTTCAAGATTGGAATAACATCCAATTTCTGCCATTGCATATTACACAATGCCGAATAAAGATTTTGTGCATAAGATTTGTTTTCTCGAACTTTGATTAAAAACCATTCGTTCTTAAAAAGTTCATCTTCTAAATTAGGACGATCAGAGTTCATGACACTTGTTTAAACCACGCCAGCGTTTAATACCAACAGCCTTTTCTCCATCTTCTTTCCAAGAGCGTCCAGTCCATTCACACATATGTTCAATTGGAAAAGGCCAAGTTGTGGATTCAAACTCACATTCGTAAGTACCTTTGTGAGAAGGTTTTACACTGACATCAAACCATTCTGTTTTATCTTCGTCTGACCAGTCCGGTTCAGATTCACCAAACTCTTCTTTAAATTCGTTTACTATCTTTTCCAATTCTGCTGCCGGATCCCAAGACTCGTCTTCTTCTGGCAACTCATAGCGTTCCCATTTACCTTCGTCGTCAACAATACGAACCATGACCATGTCAGAGCTTTTGCCATCAGTGCTACCGCCCCAGTTTTCAATCTCTTCACCGTCGTAGTATACACAGTTAACGATTTCTTCACCATCAATTTCTTCGTAGTGAAGTTCTAATTTTTCAATGTTAAAAGGTGCCTTTAATTCAATCTCACCTTCAAAAAAGGTACCTTTTTCGTTGCTACTTCCAACAAAGACCACTTCGCCTTTCTTTCTGCTTCCAATCCAGATTTCATCGTTGCAACACCAATCCGGCTCGCCATCGCATCCGCCACCTCCGATATCGTCGAAACTTTTTTCATATACAGTATTACCGTTTTCGTCTTCGATTTGTAAAGTTCCTGCACTTCTGCTCACACCATTAACATGTCCCATGTTATCACACTCGTACCAAGAGCCCGGAGTGAAGGGCAACTGATCAATATCTAAACCACGTTCTTCGGTGAATACATCATAGTCTCCCCAAGCTAAATCAACTATATCGATTCGATGTTTGAGGCAATAATCCCAGGCTTTAGGGTCTACGGTACCCATAACCTTCTCGCCACCGTAACCCCACATAGTGATTTTGTAGGTTCGTGGCGTGAATTTTAAAATTTCTAATAGTTCTTGTTTTTCTTCTTTAGTTGCCATTGCGTGCCTCTCTGAAAGTTTTTACATCTTTTACTGCGGTCTTTAATGTTTCTGAATAGTTAAGCGCCTGCTGCTCGGTCATTATAACTGAACCTTCGTACTCTACATAGCCTTTGGTTACCAAGGACCAAATGGTTTTCCAGCGATTCATCGACCACCATTTAGATTTAAGTTTAGTATAAGTTGTAACACTTACACCGGTATCATCTGCTTCTACCCAAACATTGTGTTCGCAGTCTGAACCGCAACAAGAACAAGGAATAAGATAACTCTTAGAGTCACCATAGTCCCCACGTTTTAAAATTCCTTCTGCTGGTATTTGTGATTTCATTGTAATGACGGCCCTGTAAATGTTTTAATATCATGTCTACGTTCATAGATACTATCGACCATGGCAAGATACTCATCTTCTGGCAGTAGTGTTTTGTACATAGTTAAGGCCTGCACAGTTAATACTGCTGCCATTTCTAATGGATCATAATCAGAAATTAGCTGACTATGAATTTCCATATATTTCGCATACAACTCTTCGTGTCTATCCGCCATTTTTATCCTTTTGATGTCGATACTCTCTTTTAATCCACCACTTATATTTGTTCCAATACTCTTGCATTCTATACGGTTGTTCACCAAAAGTCAAATGTTCTTCGCAGTTTTGATGCCAAAGGCGTTGTACCCAGAGTCTAAAACGAGTAGGATCTTTTATGTCCATAGGCTTTCACGAATTTTGATTAAGCGAATCATCATTTCTTCATCTTCTTTTTCGTATTGTACTTCCAACTTCTGTAGCTTGTCAAGAGCCTTACGACTTTCAGTTTTCTCTTTTTTGGTTTTTTCTTCTGGTAAAAACTCATCTGGATAGTCTTTACGTCGACGTTCACAGACATCATGCCAGCCACTGGCTTCATAGGGGTCTGGACGATTTGGACGAATCTCTTTCCACCAAGTGTAGATTTCCAAAATCTCCTTAGCGGCTTTGGCCTGATAAGTAGGTTCGGGGGTTTCGCCTTCCTTGATAAACTCTTCGTTAGTTAGTGTCATCGCCCATTTTAGATAATCAATACCTGCTTCTGGACAGCGCCATGTGCGGAAACGAAAGAATGTTCGAGTCCAAGGAGTGAGATATTTTTTACGGGTATCATCATCCCACATCACATGGTGCCACGCCTGTTCAATTTCTACAAAGTCCACAAGCTCGTTCATTAGGCAAGGCAGAAAACGATTGCCAACGTCCTGCCACTGTCCGGGTTTGATATCTTTAGGGTGAGCGGTTAGACAGTGTGTGCGAGTAATCCAGCGGTTATTAATATAGTAACGAACATCATTGATACGATCTGGAATCCAGCACCATACATTTTGGACGTAGTCAAGCCCTTCTTCGGCTATCCAATAACGGATAGGATGTGACTCTTTAGATGCACGTTTCCAGGTCGCCCATTCTTTTGAGGTACCAGCATGAAGCTTTGGCGTACCGCGAAGCCAATCTGCAAACTTTGAGCAAGTCCAATAATTTGATCTCATGATATTTTCTTTCTGTAGAACAACTTAATTATACTATCATTAAAGAAATCTGTCAATAACGATTGAAAAATGAATCAAAATTTTTGTTGATATCCAGCCAAATTGAGCATCATACTATACTGCTCATAGGCTTTTTTGACTGCTTCGTTTGAGTTACGATAAAATGCTTCTTCACGTTCTTTGTCCATAAGTGTTTGAAACATGTCAACTTCGGATCGAGTATGATGTTGCCATTTAAAGAAACGCTGTTCTAATTCTACAAGAGCTCTAAGACGACCCTCTGGGATTTCTATAGTATAGACTCGTTCATCTTCAAACTCCACAATATCCTTGCGAATGATATCAGCACGTTCTGGGTCTGTGAAAAATCGTGGAGGATGATAACGTGCCCTACGTTTGGAATCGTTTAGGACACGTACCTCATAGTTTTCACAAAAGTTTTTTAGTTTATTATCGTCCACGGCCCGCAGATTTCTTTGCTGGTTTGTTTACGCTTACTTGACTACCGTGAATACCGTGATCTCCATCCTTGGCATTCTTAGTATTGGTTTGTTTTTGATTGGACTTCTTTTTTTCTAAAGCAGCTTTTAAAAAATCAGTTTTCATAATTACTCCTTGGCAATTAAACTGTCAGTCATTGGGAATATAGCAGCGATGGCTTTGGCGCAGGCCAATGCCACCAGTTGATGTTCTTTCTGTGTTCCATTACCAGAACGTAGTTCAATAAAATGTACCCACGAACGAAGTGTTCCGTTCATATACAATCGACTTTCAATAAGTCCTTCTGGTAGCACAGCACGAGCCTGTTCTTTAGCTATGCCCTTAGCGATAGCCCATTCGTAGGCACTTCGTGCATAATCGATGACCTGTTGTTGCTGTCGCTCCCAATCTCTCTGTAAGCGTTCATCATCCGTTTCGACACTGTTCTGTCTGTTCTTTGGGTCTTGAAGTCGTGCTTCTCGCAGTACAAACGAGAGGTCTTTAACAGGGTCAGCATATCGCTGACTGAACTCTTGGAATGAGAAACTTCTGTGTCTGAGAATCTGTCTTGCGATATCTCTTGTGGTTGTGATTTCCACACAGGCTGATACCATTTCAAGGGGTGACCAGTGTGCGTGTTTAACAAGATATCGTATAAGCTTCTCTGATGTCTCTGTATTGAGCTGGTTTGATGGGTTTGAGACACGGGCGCAATACGCAATGAGTTCCTGCGCATCGTCGATGCCCAGATTTGCAAATTCCACTGTGGGTTGGGAGTAAGAGACCAAGCGAACATCCATTATGCTTCCTTAAGAATTTTCATTAATTTTTCTTTTTCTAAAAGATCTTTTTCAAGTTCTATATATTGCTTACGCAATTCTTTGAGTTGTTTCCAACGATCTTCTAACTCTGGATTAGGGTTGAGAATACCTAATCTTTCTTCAATCTTTTCTATAGCGTCTGAAAGACTTTTACCGCCTATTTTAATATCTCCACCTTCTTTGACATTAATGCCATTGGTATCGATATTAACACTGGCAGCATTGTTCCAATCACTGGTTGAAGTATTGTATGTATAAGTCACAGGAGATGTAAGACTCCCTGTGACAGAATACATAGATGGATCTAATGTTATAGATGTAGCGCCAGTGCCGCCAAATCCGCCCGCACCTATGTTATAGATGGGCCCGCCGGCACCGCCACTACTTAAATCAAGATCTAATTGATCAGTAATATCGATCTTGCTCACAGACATTTTATTTTGCCTTGGCTTCTTTGCGGGCGTTTTTTTCTGCTGTGATTTCATTTCTACGTGCTTTTACTGCTTTACCAACTTCTTGTAGAGCCTTACGAGCTCTTGTACCGGCAGCCGAGTTACCTGCTGCGAATTTTGCATCTTCTGCTAAGAAAGCTTCGAATGCTGCTTTTAGTTGTTCTACTGTGTTTGACATAATAATTCCTCTTGTTATGTGTCTTTACTTATAAAAGTATTTGGTGTGGCCGGTAGGATTCGAACCTACAGAGGCTGTGTCTAAGACGGCGCCCCATTCCCAAGTGCGTTTCGCAACGGACTGGAGGTCTACCATATTCCACTGACGACCACATGTATATTATATACTCGGCTTTTGCGATCTGCAACCTAATAGCGGTTAAATAACAGCAGTTTATGAATACCTATACGCAAATTGAACCTTTTGGTACACCGCATTTTCAAATTACCTGGGAAGCTACTTTAAAATGCAATTTGGATTGCAGCTATTGTAGCCCCAATGATCACAACAATAAGATACCTCATCCAAAATTAGAGGACTGTCTTAAGACTGTAGACTTTCTTTTGGAATATGTCGATGTGTATATGCAGAACAAAAATCCTGCTCATCGAAATGCAGGCTTCAATGTGTTCGGCGGTGAAAGCCTTTTCCATCCAGACATTGTAGAAATACTGACTTACATTAAAGAACAGCATAAAAAATACGAACATCGCTGGACTATGGCAGTGCAGACTGTGACAAACGCTGTAGTCAAAGAAAAAATTTGGAAAGAAATTGTTCCTTTGATTGATTACTTCACTGTAAGTTATCATAGCGAAGCAACCGTAGAACAGCAAGATTTGGTAAGACAAAATTTATTAATGCTGAAAGCAAACAACAAAAGATTTACCTGTTCTATATTGATGCATGCAGGACGATGGGACAATTGTCAAAGCATGATACAATGGTGCAAGGACAACGATATTCCTCATCTTCCAAGACAGATAGATCACAGTTGGCATGATCTAAAATTTTGGTATAACAAAGAACAAACACAATGGTGGAATGAACATAGAGGTATTGACACTGACATTCCCCTACACAAAAAAATTATCAATATCGTAAATTTAGACAGTCAAGGTCGTAGCTGTTGTGGAGGAACTGAGCTAAGTGTTAATGGTAATACTTCTTGTTCACAGACATACATACCAGGTAATAATTTTAAAGGCTGGAGTTGCAGTGTAAATTACTTTTTTGCCTATGTAAAACAGGTGACCAAAGAAGTATTTTTAAACAAAGATTGCATGATGAACTTTGACGGCAAAGTAGCACCTATAGGAACTGTAGATCAAGGTGCTGAAATCATAGCAGATCTAAAAAGAAATTTTGCCAACAATACTATGCCTGTGGTTACCTGTGCCAAGTCTAAGTGCTGGTGTGGATTGTGCGCTCCTAAGGCGCACGACAGATCGACTTTCGATACTATGATGGAAAAGTATGTCACAGATACCGTTTGATAAAATAATTAGATTCGGTCAACAGACAATGTTAGACACTGATTTATTTTCAGTAAGCTGGATCCTGGGTAGATTCTGTAACTACAAGTGTTCATATTGCTGGCCTTATGCTCGTACAGATAAACCAGATCACTATGAGCTTGAAGTTTATCAAAGAACCATAGATGAAATTAAAACACAGTCTCGAGCAAATGGATTTACAAGATTTCATTGGAGTTTCAGCGGAGGTGAGCCCACAGCTTATAAACAATTTTTAGAAGTTGTTCGTCATCTTGACGACGGAGCAATAACACCCTATCAAAGCATACACATGACTACCAATCTTTCGCCCGGAACAAAGTGGTGGAAGTCTTGGTGTCAAGCCACAGAAGTATTACAGCGTAGAAGCATCACGGCCAGCTATCATGCAGAACATGCCAAAGAAGATGAGTTCGGAGACAAGTGTCTAAAACTAATGAATGAAAATGTCTTTGTCACAGTTAATCAAGTTATGGTTCCTGATCAGTTCTATGAAACTTTAGAACGCTGCTATAGACTAAAATCCAGAGGAATAAATGTAACTCTAAAACCACAGAGCGATCCTACTGCCAGTTTTGTAGTCAGTGGCTACACCGATGAAATGCTAAGGATAATGCAAGAAGAATTCCAGCAACAGGTCAAGGGTGAAAATCTTTACCAAATTAGACTGTCAGACGGTACGCAAGATTATTATATAGATCAAGCAGAAAGATTCAATGCTTTTGGTTTTAACCGTTTTCAAGGTTGGAGTTGCAATAGTGGCTATCAAAGTGTTATAATTAGAGAGAATGAGGTTAAAAGATCTTACAGTTGCCACGATAAACCTTTAGGAACTCTAACTGAAGGGTTTAAACTTTTCGAGCAACCAGCAAAATGTATTACTCCGAGCTGTGTAAGTTCGGCAGACAGCAAGGTACCAAAAAGTAAAATATGATTCATGTATTCGGTGATAGCTTTTCTATAGATAACAGTAACGATAGTTGGGTTACTCGCTTGAATGCAACCTCGTATTCTACCTGCGGAGCAAGCGAATACAGAATATGGAAAACTTATCAAAGCAATAAACACCTAATTAAACCAAATGACACTGTTTTATTTTGTCATACTTTTCCGTATAGAGTTTTTTTAAAAAACAACAGTACATTGTTAAGCAGATTGTTACCTTCTCATCCTTTTTGCGATATCATCATCAATGATATCATTGCTAAGAAAGAATCAAAATTTATAAGTGTTTTAAAAACTATATGGGACGAAGATTATTTTTATGACACTTACCTGTTACTTGTTAATGATTTAAAGAAAGTTCCTAATAGCTTTCACTTTACTTTTTTTGAATCTACTCTAATGCATTCATTTTACGAAACATGGATAAACAACAAAGGAAACATCAATCATTTAACTGTAAGTGGTAACAATGCTGTTTATAGGGACATTAAAAAGTGGATAGATTAATAGCATTCGGATCATCATACACATACGGCGACGGATTACCAGATACGTTTCCCGAGAATACTACGCCAAGCAAACTGGCATGGCCAAGTATTTTAGCCGCTGAACTTAATTTGGAATGTGTTAATATGAGTTCGAGGGGTGCAAGTAATAGAAAAATATGGCACGACATTCTGCATTTTAAATTTGAACCTAATGATGTTGTTTTTATATTATGGGCATTTCCAAATCGACATACTATTTTTGATTCTAAGTTAGAATTTAGAAACTTATTGCCGTCAGGAGTTAATAAATCAAACGAAGCTGATGCCTATTATCGCTATATCTATACCGAGTATGATTCGGCATTGACTACTAAACTGTATATCAATCACGCCAACCAACTGATATTGTCTAATAACATACAGGTACATCATTTATTACTGAACATAGAAAGCAAAGACCTTTTTGAATTAGGTGGCCAGAAGATAGAATTTATTCCTTTGGCATTTGAAGATTCGTATAAAACAGCATATCCTTTAAGTATTGATAAACTACATCCGGGTGAAAAATGTCATAGAGCGTTTGCCAAAGATATTTCGCAGTGGTTAAAACAGCAAGGATTATTTTAATATGCAAATTGATTTAAAACATCTACACCACTGGATGCAGGCTATAAGACAAAGTCCGGATCCTATAAGAACAATGGACGCATTCTGGCAAGGGCAATTAAACAGTAAAGTATGGCTGATTAATGAATTAAGAAAACATGTCGACAGATTTGTTACTGTGGACATACACGGTGGTTGGGTTGGAGTGTTAGCCAGTCTTATGTTCCAAAGTAATTTGCCTATAAAATCTATTCGAAGCATAGACATTGATCTTCAGTGCGAACCTTTGGCCAAAGAAATGAATAGGTTAGAAGAAACATCAGGTAGGTTTACAGCCGTTACTGCAGATATGTGTGATATTGTTAGCGATGCTGATGTAGTTGTTAACACCAGCTGTGAACATATAACACAAGAACAATACGATCGATGGTTAGCTGGATTGAAGTCAACCAGTATATTGGTATTACAGAGTAATAATTTTCCCATACCAGAACATGTAAGAATAGTAGAGAGCTTGCAGGAGTTTATAGATCAGTCCGATGTAGAAGTACTATGGTCAGGCGAAATGCAGTTGCACCTTTATACCAGATATATGATTATAGGAAAGAAGCGTGTTTAATTTCAAAGAATTAAAAAGTGTACACATAGAGATATCTAACAGATGTCAAGCATCTTGTCCTATGTGTCCAAGAAATATAAACAGCGGCATAGAGAATCCATTAATTAAAAATGCTGATTGGACTCTGGAAGAATTTAAAACTGTGTTCAATCAGGAAGTATTGGCGCAGTTAGAAAAGATCTCCTTCTGCGGAACGTTTGGCGATCCAATGATGAATGGCGATCTTATTGCTATGTGTCAATATGTAACTGATAATGCTCCCCATATGGACATAAGAATACACACCAACGGCAGCGCCAGAAATATCAAATGGTGGAAACAGTTGGCCAAATCACTGCCTAAAAAGCATCTTATTGAATTTGGCATAGATGGGTTGACAGATACTCATCATTTACACAGAGTAGGAACCAACTTTGAAAGAATAATCGATCATGCTCGAGCAGTAATTGAAGAAGGTGCCAAAGCTTCTTGGTTGTTTATTAGATTCAAGCACAATGAACACCAGGTAGAACAGGCTCGTGCTATGAGCAAAGAACTGGGATTTGATCAGTTTGTACTAAAAAATACAAGAAGATTTACAGACGAAAAATTTATAGTGTTGGATAGAGATGGTAAGTTTTCACACTTCTTAGAAATGCCCACGGGTAATGTGGTAAACTTTGTCAACAAAAAAGATCTCGAAGATCATCAGTCGTGGCCCAATGCCACTGACATCAACTGTTTTGCACTGGATTCAAATGAAATTTATATCGATGCCAATTTCACTGTGATGCCTTGCTGTATTATTGCTGCCTTTTTGTATACAAATTATGACAATGAAATACAAAAACAGCACGGACTCTATGACGCCGCAACATCTGTAAATAGTGTAGGCGATCAGATACAAAAACAAGTTTACGAAATAATCGATGAACTTGGCGGATTGAACAGTTTGGATGCAAGACAGCAGGGAATAAAACAGATCATCAACAGTGATCGATGGCAGACTATATGGCATGAAAAGTGGAACACCAACACTTCGGCCTGCTGTACTGTAATGTGCAGTGCAGACAGTCCTTACACTAAACTAAAAGAACAACTAATTACTGAATAATGTATACCTATAAAGAAATAAGAGTGCTGCACGTAGAATTGACATCTAACTGTCAAGCATCCTGTCCTATGTGTGCCCGCAATCATCATGGTGGTTTAGAGAATCCACTTCTAAAAGTCAATGATATACCGTTAGAAGTATTCAAGAAAATTTGTCCCGGTGACTTTATCAAACAATTGCACACAATTACCATGTGCGGTAATTTTGGTGATCCTATTTTACATAAAGACTTAATCAAAATTGTTGAATATATCAAACAAGAAAACGTAGGCATACACATAGACTTACACACTAACGGCGGTGCGAGAACTGTTAAATGGTGGAGAGAGTTGGCCAAGGCATTGCCCGAGCGTCATGTCGTACAGTTTGGTATAGACGGACTGGCTGACACTCATCACTTGTATCGAGTAGGAACAAGTTTCGATAAGATCATTGAAAATGCCAAAGCCTTTATCAGTGAAGGCGGTAAGGCAAGATGGAATTTTATAACCTTCAAACACAATGAACATCAACTGGAGGCCTGCAAACAGATGGCCAAGGATTTAGGGTTTGATAGTTTCTATGAAAAACAGACCAGCAGATTTATCGGTAATCCTTGGTTTGATGTCTACGATAAAAATGGTAATACCACTCATAGATTAGAAGGGCCCACTGAACAAAAATTAATTTTTGTTGATAGAAAAACTGTGGAAAATTACAAAGAAGTTATAGCTCGTGCTAAAATAGTCTGTGAAGTAGAAGAACAAAAAAGTGTTTACATAGATGCATTAGGTTATCTGTTCCCTTGTTGCTTTGTAGGTGCAACACCTTATATACATTCCTATGAACATCAGTTAGTCCATGCTTTTAGATTAGATAGCCAAAACAGCCTTAACCAGTTATTGGATAAGTTTGGCGGTATAGAATACTTTAATTTGCAAAACAGATCTATACAAGAAATCATAGACAGTGACAATTGGCAAACTCTTTGGAATCAAAGTTTCGAAGGTAATAAATTACACGTCTGCGCCAGAACTTGCGGCAAGTTCGAGGAACCAACGATCAGTCAGTGTAGAGATCAATTTTTAGATTTAGAGAAATTCAATGAATAAAACCTTTTGGCTACAGCCTGAAACTACCCAATTGGGTGATTGGCAAAAACAAATAACTGATCTCACAGGCAGTCCCAGTTTCTGTGTGCTGCCCTGGATACACTTGGCCACACGTCCCAATGGTGATATGCGTATATGTTGTGTGGCCAATGCCAGTGGTGCAGACAGCGGAGACTATACCGTAGGTTTGGTCAAGATGGAAGATGGTCAGCCCGCTAACTTTGGTCATAATTTACCTACAGAAGCATTTAACAATGACTACATGAAATCTGTACGTAAAACAATGTTGGCTGGAGAAGTACCTGCCAGTTGTTTGAAATGCTATGAAGAAGAACAACAGGGTATAGCCAGTAAACGAATATGGGAAACAGGCACGTGGCATCTGCAAGAACAGATCGATATCAAAGAACTAATAGCTGAAACCACAGAAGATGGCACAGTACCATATAATCTTCGATACTTAGATCTTAGATTAGGACATACCTGCAATTTAAAATGTATCATGTGTTCACCTCATGACAGTAGTATGTGGGTCCCTGAGCATAAGAAAGTGTTTCCTATATTCCAAAGTCCGCTGATCAAAAAACAAATGGATTGGGATCCCAATAAGTTTGACAATAATTGGCATGAAAATCCCAAGTTCTGGGAAGAAATATTCGAACAGATTCCTAACATCAGGCAGTTGTATTTTGCAGGTGGAGAGCCTTTATTGATCAAAGAACACAAACTGTTTCTCAAAGAAATTATACGTAGAGGCTATGCCAGCCAGATAGGTCTAAGATACAATACCAATGGCATTTTAGTCAATGAAGAAATTATAGAAATCTGGGAACACTTTAAAAAGGTCAAAGTGGGCATTAGTTTAGATGCCATAGGAGATCGAGTAAACTATATTAGATATCCCACAGAGTGGTCTGTGGTAGAACAAAATCTCTGGAGATTAGAAAACACCAGTGATAAAATACAGACCAATATTGCTCTGGCTGTACAGATATTAAACATCAAACATGTTCCAGATTTCATCAAGTGGAAAGTTCGCAGCGGATTTAAAAAATTAAATTTTGATACCAATGCCGCAGGTCAAGTTGCTGGCGGCGGATTAGTGGGTGTTCACTTGTTGTGGATTCCTACTTGGCTAAGTCTACGTGTATTGCCCAAAGAAGATAAGGCAGAAGTTAGAGAACTATTTGTAGAACTGCAACAATGGTTATGGGACAACTATACCAAAGATCCCGAATTCTGGGAAAAGAATCCGTATGGATGGAAACGTTGGGAAGGTATACTGGATTGGATGGATGCAGAAGATCACACAAATCTACTACCAGACTTTCGAGAGTATATCGCGACCATGGACGCTCAACGTGGTACAGACTTTAAAACTGTATTTCCGGAATTAGCTCATCTGCTATGAAAAAAATCTGTGTCTTGCCTTTCATGCACACACTGATATTGCCTAACGGTGATATTAATCTTTGCTGTAACAGTGAAGTTCGTGAAGGCATGCCAAATGTACAAGATCAAGGATTAGATAATATTCTTAATAATCCTCATCATGTAGAAATACGCAGACAGATGATAGCTGGTGAACAACCTGATATATGTAGGCGCTGTTGGGACAATGAAAAATTAGGTATGAAAAGTTATCGACAACAGATGAATTTTACCTATATGAAATATTTTCCTCGTATATTGCGCACAGAAATATCTGGAAAGATTCCATTAGGAGTAAAATACTTCGATGTGCGTTTTAATAATACCTGTAATCTAAAATGTGTAATGTGCTCCAGCAGTTACAGTTCTGCATGGATTGACGATGAAAAGAAACTGATGCCGATGATCAAAGACGACTCTCTCAACGGCGAATTAAAATACAGAATCGATCACTATGACAAGGAATCTTTTAAGTGGGCTAAAGATGACGACATTTTAGAAACAATTATTAAAAATGCTGAAAGTTTAGAACGTATTCATTTTGCTGGTGGAGAACCATTATTGGCCAAACAGCATGATACATTAATTAAAGAATTAATTAGAATAAAATTAGCACCTAAATTATTTTTAAGTTATAATACCAATGCTGAGTTTATCACGCAAGAGACTTTAGACCTGTGGAGTCATTTCAAAAGAGTAAGAATATTTTACAGTATGGATGACATCGGTGAACGTAATGAATACATTCGGTTCCCCAGCAAGTGGTCAACGCATGAGAAAAATTTAGAGTTGATCGAAAAAAGCAGCCCTAAAAACATCGAATGGCGCATAGCTGCTACTATCAGTGTTTTAAATGTCGCATACATTCCGGAATTTGTGGAGTGGAAAATATCTCGAAACTTTAAAAACTTTCATAACAGTTGGATGGATGGTGCTTTGTTGTATGCCAATATTTTAGAATATCCCAAATATCTTAATATGAATGTATTGCCAAACAACGTCAAAGACAGTATCATACATAAATTAGAAACACATCAAGTTCCTAAAAAATATAAAAAACATTATGAAAGCATCGTCTATAATATGAGAAATTATATCTACGACGAATCCCACACTGAACACTTACCTGTATTAAAAGAATATCTGGAAGGATTAGACAGTGTCAGAGGAACTGACTACAAGAAAACGTTTCCGTTAATTGGCGACTTGCTTGGTTAACGGTATATCAGCAGCACAGGTACACCAATCTCTACTACAGGTTATAGCCTGTAATTGTTCAGTAAATGTACCTTGATAAATGTTGCCCAAGCTGCCGCCTACACGACAGGTAGCACGATATACTTCACCGTCCCAGTTAATCATAAGACTTTCGATACCTGCATTACAAGTCCAGCCTTTGAATTGATTTAGATGTTTTTTAATAACATCGTTGGCATGCATGATTTTTTCACCGTCGATGATACAGTTGGGTTTTACAGTAGCATCTTGAGCAAGTATCCATTCGAGATCTTTGCCATCATAACGCATGTCATCAAACACATTGTGATCACCTTCAGTCCAGCGTATTCTACGCACAGCAAATTTTACACCTATTTCTTGGAATTTTTTAACCACAGTTCGAACATGTTCCATTTTATCATGATGCGCCATGACATTTACAAAAAAGTCTCGTTCGGTGCTGTCGTAGTATTTTAGAATAGTGTCGACTATGCGAGTCCATTCGTGTTCAAAATGTAAACTGAAAATAATATGATTCCAATACATCTCATTGTCCAAGTACCAACGATAACCCCGTGTGCCATTTGTAGTTACATTTACCCAAAATACGTTTTTGCGTTTCATGTAGTCTAATAGATCTTCTATGTTAGGATGCACACAGGGCTCGCCTCCAGTTAAACTGATGCGTAAAGGTTTATCGAGCTCACAAAGCCTATCTACAGTTTTTTCCAAGATATTGATATCTGTGTGAGGGCTGAAGTTGTCATGTATGCTGGCTGGGCAATATGAGCAATCGTAGTTGCAGCGTTTGCCAAGATTCCATTCTATCTTGATTTGATCTTGATGAGGCCATGCAGATGTTATTTTAAACATACTGTTTGAATTCCGGAGTGATATCTGTGAAACTTTGATTTCTGGTTTGATCTAATCTACGATTAAATTCCACACAGTCTGTCCATAGATCGCTGCGATCTCTGGCTCGTAGATAGTTTTGATTATCTTCTATCTGTCTTAGAGTATAGTTTAGCAGCATTGGGTGTTTTTTAATAATTTCATAATCCAATATTTTGTTCTTCATAGCTTCCAGTCTATCATAAGCCACATCAACTAACGGACGAGGCAATACTTGAGCTGATAACACGTTAGGATACTCAACTCTATGAGTATGGAACACTATGCCAAGGTCATTTAAAAAGTATTCGATCATTTTGTCTAAGATTAGAATGTTACTGATTTGTACAGTAACAGCACCGACTATTCTACTTATGTTTGGTATAGTTTGTATCTGTTTGATGTTATGAACTAATTCAGCCCAAGACGCATTGCCACGTATGTACTCATAACTGTCGCCAATACCGTCTATACTGACATTGACCGCTATGCTCTTAAACTTAGGCCAGTATTCCCATATAGTTCTATTGCTCTTACCTAACATAGACAAGTTAGTTGCATACTTGATTTCGATTTGATTACCGTATGGAGCCAGCATATCAAGTATTCTATAATGCTGTGGATCCATTAGAGGTTCACCACCAGCAAACTCTACACGTCTAAAATGCGGTAAATTCTTTTCTAAACTTGCCCACCATTCTGGATTGTCCTGGAACTTGTCTAAGAATGGTTTTTCTTTGAGATTGTGTTCCTTGACAATATGGAACATAATATTATTTTCTTTTTCGTAGAATTCTTCTACCTGATCCCAATCGTTCCAAGATGTACTGTCCATAGGATGGCACATGCGGCATTTGAGATTACACAGATTATTGAGTTTTAATTCCATTGTGGGAATTTCAAAAGGCATCGTGTAATCATGTTGCATCTTAGACAGTGCATTAGGATATAGATTAATACGTGCTTCTGGTATTTCTCCCTTGATATGACGCTGGCGCAGACTTTCTACACCTTGATCCTCTAATGAGAAACAAGGCTCGCACTCTTTAGGACGTTCGCCAATTAGGACCTGCCTGCGAATACGCTGCATAGTCTCGCCATTCCAATGATATTCAAGTGGTGCTTGATCGATGAATCCAATAGGATGACTGCGACAACAGACACAGATAGCACCGTCTTCACGTGTTGCTAATCCTGTAAAAGGATGCATACAAAATGTTTTACTTTGCATTGTCAATAGCCCACTGTCTTTCTTTACACCAGAAACATTTACCGCATGTCGGAACATATTGTCCTGGTGTGTATGTTTGATAATCTATCTCTTTGAATTCGCCTTCGCAACTACGAGTCATCTCAAATAACGACATGAGATCTAATCTTATATATTGTTTAACTACCCAAGATTTTTCAACAAATCTAAAAGGATGTATAGCCCACTTGTTCATATGTTGCATAATCCTTAGATGCTGATTATCTTCTGATGGTTCTATATCTCTTTCAACCATGCCATCGAAATCATGTCCTCTGGGATTGCGTGTTACAGCATTATAATAAGCATCGCAGTTTTCCCAATGACAGATATATTCAGCAAATGCTCGTTGCTCAATATTATCTCCGCTGACTAATTTGTTATATTCATCTTTGAGAGACGGACCAATATTACCATATTCTAATTCTGGTGCAATAAAATTTGTATGTCTATAAAAGTTTATATTAGGAAATTTAACTTTCATCCAATTAAAAATCTTTAAACTATCCCAACTCTGCCAGGGTCTTGTTTTCCACATGCGAGTATGGCTAATACAATGTATTTCAAAACCTTCTATTTTTTTGTTAGTAATAATATCGCATAACAAGTAGGTCATTAAAGCACTGTCTGCACCGCCACTAAGGCCTATTGCAATTCTACGCCAGTGTGTGTCGAATGGAATTACTACACCATCAATGTTGTAGTTGAGCATTTTCTAAATACCTTATCAGCGGACTGACACCTACAGGTTCACCGTTGCGCAAAGCCAGATGTATACTTCTCGTAGGAGTTAATTCGAAGTCTCTGCAGACTTTGTAATAGCGTTCACCGTGTGTAAGCCATAGGTAATCCGAAGGAAGATTTCTTACAAAGTGTAGACCGATCATTGCCAATGCACGATTGTTCATACGAAAGTCGTTCATAATGGTAATGGCATCTGGTTTAGTTTCTTTGGTCCATCTAAGTCCAATTCTATTCCACCCCAGTCCTAAACCTTTGCTTAGGCTAATACCAACAGATACCACAGCAGGGTGATCAAAATTGAAATCAACAGAGCGGCTACACGTGATCCATGCTCCGTCGATGTGTACTGGTATATTTTTCTTAATACATTCATCTAATATTTCTCCCATGTCAGGATGAATTCTTCCTATTTGCGGAAACGGTAATGCTATGATTAATGGAACTCCAGGTATCAGCGATCCTATATCTTTGACCGCTGTGGCCAATTTTAATCTTTCGTGATATCTATAATCTCCTGAGATAACCTGTACAGGTCCATTCATATATACAGTATCAATAAATTGAGTACACCCGATGATTATGTCTTTTCTTGTGTAAGAATCAAGACCAGTAATTTGGTTAAACGGGCTATTTAAAATCCATTGTTCAGCTTCTTGTTTAAAATTGTCGTAGACTGTGTCAGAGATATCTTTGTCTAACTTCCCACTGAGAACTTCCAAAATTAGAGATTCAATTTTACGATCGCTGAGTGTCTGTGGTCTATCGATTTCCAAAAAGTCGCTGCTGTACTCTGGAGCAATTTTATTTCTAATCATGATATATTTAAGCCATTATAATAGCACATAAATATTTTATGCTCAACTCTACCAATTATACAGTACCTCAAGACATACTACAACAGGCAGTAAATTCTATTCCTGGTATCGATTCTCGCTTGTCGTTAAATCAGCCAACTGGTAGATTTTTTAATGACCCGTGGGAACTCAAACCCGAGTTCAAAGGCACAGTTTGGGAAACTATATTGAATATTTTGGATGAACCAAAAGGCGAAGCTCGATTAATTAAATTAACACCAGGTGAATCATATCCCAGCCATGCTGACATTGACGATCGCTGGCACCTTGCTCTAACAGGAAATAACTCTTATCTAATAGATTTAGAAAACTGTGTGATGCACCGAACAGACAAAAATGGAATATGGTACAGCATGAATGCAGGTCACAGGCACACAGCAGCAAATTTTGGCAGTGAAGACAGAATTCAGTTGGTAGTTCGAAAATTATTGCCGATGCCAAATATTAAAAATCCGGTTGAAGTTGCTATCACTTTAAAAACAGTAGTTGAAGATCGTAGATTTATATTCGACGATGTAATTAGTCCGTGGTTAAATTATGCTTACAAAAAAGGAATAGTGGATAATTTTAAAGGTGAAGATTTAATTGCTACTATGACAGTAGAATCAGATCATGTTGATGAATTAACAGAATTAACCAAAGAATATTTTGTGTTGGCCATAAAATGAATATAGATAATTGGACACCTTTTTATAAAATCAATCCAGATGATGGGCAGCTTATAGAAACAAATTTGATTTATACGCCATTGATAAGCCCAGACGGTAAAATATTCTGTATGAATTTTGACCATCAGCATTCTTATCAAAACGAACAATTAGCACATTGGTTACCTCATAGGCCTTACTATACCAAAGAAATGGTCAACTTCTTTTTTAATAGAGAACTAAAATATCTTACGGTATTTGCCAACAGATCTTGGGCACCTAAGGTATTAGAAATAGACATAGAAAAACAACAGATCTTTTTTGAATGGTCTGGAGAAACCTGTAATCAAATAGTTTACACAGACAAAAAGATTGAAGATTATTGTCCTGATTGGAAAGCACAGATGTTGTCCATACTAAAAGACATAGTTGTCAGCGGCTACTACAAAACCAGTTTGTATCCTCACTGTTATTTTATTAGCAATGGTCAATTAAAAACTTTTGACTTTTACGGTTGTGTAGAAATCAAAGATCCCTATGTGTCTATAAATGATATTAAAGGTATGATCGGAGAAACATCTGGTCCTCGATTTGAAGCAGCAGTCAAGGACAATATGTTAAATGTTGAAATACTGTTTAAAGATGCTCTAAAAACTTGGGTTAAATGGCCCGACGATGTACTGCCTATGTTTTACGAGGAGTTATTTGGTGATTAAACTCGTAGGCAATTTTAATAATTTAATCAACTGGAATGACGTTGTCTCGCACCTCGAAGACACAGAACAGCCTATTGTAAAAAGAGCAGCACCTGAGTATTGGTTAGAACCTACTATATTAGAACCAGGATATAACAGTTCTGGTACTGAAAGAAACTTAGATAAAGAAATGTGCGATAGTTGGGTAGCTGCCAATTACTTTTTTGATTCGGCAGTATGGTTAGTATATCGAGTCGGTGTACATTATCCGCAGTCCTTAGAAGATTTGATCTGTCAGCAATTAAACATCTCAGTAAATTGGTCTGTGATTAATAGAGTTGATCCTGGACGCACAGTTCCACTGCACATAGATCCTGACGATAATCCAGAATTTGATGGAGATAAAAAAGTAAGATTCATCTGTCAGATATCTCTTCCTGCTCGTGGACAGGTTTTAACAGTTGGTGATCAAGCATTAACGAATTTGCAGGTAGGGGATATGTATCAATGGGATAATTATTTAGAACAACATTCTGCTGCCAATGCTGGATTAACTCCGGTATATTATTTTTCTATTGAGGGATTCAGTCGTGATTAATTGGGATGAAATTATCGGTAGTCTTTTTAATGGTGTGCCTATTACTGCTGATAAAAGTAAATGGAATCTTTCAACCCCCGGCTACTTAGAAATTTACAAATCATGGGAAGATGCTAAGTTTAATATGAGCGCAATTAAATGGATTAATTATTATCCCAGAACACACTATCCAGAAGAAGTAGATACTAAGATGTGTGAGCAGTTGGGTATCAATAAATTACGAGCTTGGATTAGTAGAATAGATCCTGGTTATTGCGCACCTTGGCATTGGGACGTTGACGACAATGAAGAACAATATCTTAGTCTTGGAGAAATACAAAGATACAGTTGTTTTATCAGCAAACCTGCCAATGGGCAAATGTTTCAGTTAGGCAATCAGTATTATACTGCGCAGCCTCAAGGTACTATTGTTAAATGGGACGATTACAAACAATGGCATGCTGGAGTTAATGCTGGGACTACTTCTAAGTTTATGTATCACATTATGGGGTATAGGCACTGATCTGCAGCGTTAATCTTGTAGCCATACTAATATTAACTACTCCGTGATAGCACATGGGGTCATCCCATAAAAACAAATCACCAGCTTTGTAATCAGCTAACAGATAATTATCATAGACAAAAACGTGTCCAGGTTGATAATCTAACAAAGGCATAGTCCATCTTTGACATTTTGAAACTTGTGTGACGTGAGGATCAAAATGCATGGGCTGCATCTGACCAGGTTTTAATTTAATGATCCACCAATGGTATTCACCTTCGATATCTATAGGCATTTTAATATCTAAATGTTTTAAACAATCTGTATTCTTAGTATACTGGCAGAAGTGATGATTCCCAGCAGGATAACCAGCTTGTTCTATAGCTGTACGTGCTGCATCAAATTCAGGAGTACCTCTCCATTTTTCAGGTTGATACACAGGTGTAACATCACCATCGTTGTTAAGTAGGATGTCTAATAGTTCTGGAGTAATCCAGTCTCGATAATTGCCTATGAGTTTCATTAATACGACTCTATATGATCTATGCCTAACTTTTTACGGAATTCGTCTGTGAACTTTCCGTCAATGCGCAGACTATAGCTGGGCTCCATAATTCGTTCACCACCATGCCAGTCTTGATCATTCCACCATGCGGCACGAGTGTTTAGATATATTTTGTTTTTGTGTTCAGGGTCCCAGATGTAAAATGCTTTCTTTGTATTGGGTCTTATGTGTATGAATTCATTACGATGAGGAAATGTAACATTCATACCGTTCTTGGCATCGAGGTCTCTATGTTCGAAAGGAATGCCATCTGCTTCACAATGGAAAAATATAACACGTCCGATATGCTCGAATAAATTTTGATCAATAAGCTGTTCGACCCATTTAACTACATTAGGAAAATAAGCAGCTTCTGGAGTTAACTTACGAGGAGCAGTACGATCGTCCCAAGAACCTTCTTCCCATAGGAAATAATAAATGTACGGGTCATATGCGCCCATGGCCATTTTTAAGAATCTTGTGAATTTGTTTCTCTGTTGATAATTGCCAAAGTCTCGGTACAACGGCATTCCAGCAACCTTGATAGGATCATCATCTGGCAATGCTAAGAATTCATCTTTGGCCTTGTATATAGGTTTCCAGTGAGGTTGATAACTCATTCGCTCAAAGGTAAAGCCCGGGGCCATCCATGTACCTTCTTTGGCATATTCTCTGGCTTCAGCAAAACCTCTAATGATTTCAGGCTGTAGTCGATCAAACTCAGCCATGTCTAAGTAAGACTCTAAATCAAAATAAGGTTGATGATTAATACCTTTGATCATTACACATCTCTGGCTTTTTGTTTGGCCAATGGCCAGATCACTTTTTCAATCCTGTTCTCTGGGCATAGGTTACACTGCGGTATAATTTCTAACAATGTATCTGTAAAGTGTTTGATAAATTCGTCAGAGTCATAGGGACTGCAGGCACGATATTGATTAAGCAGATCAACTGCTCGCTGTTCAACATTAAACTGATTGACAAAGTCGTCTTTGAAAGCAACCAAGTGACACTTGTATAAATGACCTTTTACAAAATAATGACACTTGTTGGCAGAACAATTTTCATGAGCAATCGCAGGATCGCTGTCGTGTAAGTAGATAACACCGTCACGAATTTCTTTTCTACTGCTGGTGTGTAGTTTCCAACGCTGTCTAATATCAGCTACTAACTTTCCATCCACATAGTATTGTTTACCTGGATCTTCAAATTTACGACCCAAGGTTGTTTTGGTTATTTCTGTGGTTGTATAAGTGTACTTGGATAATAATTCTTCTACATGAAACTTAGTTTCGTCGTAGTGTGAGGGATCGTGTACAGATATGTCTAACCATATGCCAAGATCGATGATGTCCTGAGTTAGTTCTTTGTTTGTACCAAAATATGTGCCGTTGGTGACCACAGAAAAGTCTGTGATCTCTGGCCAAAGTTTTCTAAGATTGTAGGCCCAGTTCCATAGGTCTGGATTAGCATAGGGTTCGCCACCCAGAATATTCATCATGTCTACGCTAAGGATTTTTGACCAATCCTCGTAGTAGGCTCTGTAGTCCTCAAACTTATAGTGTCCTTTGAAAACCTTGTCATTGTAGGTTATGCAGTTGTCACAGGTGAGATTACACACATTGGTAATGTAGTGATCGCCTTCTAATATTCTATATTTTTTAGTCATCGTCTTTGATATTTAACCGGTACTTCATCCTGTAATTTCATGCCCTTGTTTATCACAGCATCACGTAGCATTACCTGATGCATCAAGTTGGTAGGCGGAACTCCTGGAACAAAACTGCCCCATGGACCGCATACCAGTTCGTCAAGGTCCACGCTTTTGGCATCAGCCCATTGTATGATCCTGTGGGTGGCGCCATTGATCTTAACCATGTAGTGATAGATATTGTCGTCAGCTAAGATCTTTTCCCATGTATAATTTAATTTGGTAACCTGTCTATACACTTCATAGACCAATTCACTCAAGAACAATCTGGGTTCGTCTGGACAACGTCCTATGTCTGCGCCGCCCCTGATCCTAAATTCTTCTACAAAGTCTTTGAATGTCTGTATTTCTTCAAGTATAAAAGGAATTTGATCTATGCTGGATAATGTGTAATTTATATTCTTAATTCTTAGGCCAACTTCACGACAATTTTGTATGGCCTGCAGTTGTTTCTTATGTACTGCTTCACCCTGATAGTCAGGATGGTTTAGACCTACGGTGACAAATTCGCAACCTGCTGCGATCAGCTGTTTACAAAAATCCATGCTGCTGAGTTTTAGTCCATTGGTCAGCACATTAAGCTCTCTGTTGGTTTTAGTTCTAATAGCAGTGATCAATTCACAGAGGTCATTGCGCATGGTCGGCTCAGCACCTGCCAGAGTCACACTATACCCATCATCGGGGAATGAGTTGATCTGATCTATGATAGAGTCTATGGACTTGTCTTTCTTTTTGTTATCTGGTTCTTGATAGCAGTGCGGGCAGGTAAGATTGCAGCGATCAGTTACTTCAAGCACATATCCGCCTGCGTCATAGTGTTCAGGATGATGCTTGAGTGTTTCTTGGAATATTTTTTCACGCTCGATCATATGTTCAGAATAACCATGCTCTGGGCAGGTTTTACTGATCCACAACTCTCTGCCTCGTTCAAATCTGTGTGCTGGTATGTGTCTGTAGCAGATCTCGCACAATGACATAGTTTCTTTGATCATTGCGGTACTCCGTTGATCATAAAAGGCAAACTAATACGGCTGCCGTAGTCGTTGGGCCAGCCTTCGGGTGCCTGTGCCACCACCATGTGATTCATCCATCCTGGCCACAAAATTAAATCACCTTCTTCTACGTCTACGGTGATCTCTAATGAACCTTTGGGAAAGCTGCTGCGTATATGTGGTTCGTACAACAGAGCATGAGGATGTTCAAACACCATTTGTTGTACTCCTTGACATTCAAGATATAGGCCACCGCCGATTAAAAATTCTGAATGATTGTGCATAAAGCCAATACCAGAAATATAAGTCTGGCACCACATGTCTGTGATCTCAGGTTTGAGAGTTTTATCTACTCTAAGTGTATCAAAATAATTGAGAACATGTGGCATGATTTGCTCTATGGCCGATTGCATCTCAGGTCTAAGATGCAGTAGTTTTCCATTTGGATCCATGGTATCTTTGGTCGGAAATGTGCTGTAATTTGGACTACCTCCGGTGCTGGTACCGATCCATGGTGGAATAAGTGCATCTGGTTGTGACCATAACTCATTGAGATAGGGAAGAATGCCGTTTAGTATTTCTCGGCTGTTGGCTATTTTGGTACGGATAATTGGGCTGGGGAACCAGTATTCAGTCATGAAAATATTTATGTGCGCATTTTATCCAATAAATATTTTCAATGGAACTCAACTATCACCTGGACAATTTACCAAATCATCAGATCATCAAAACTGAAGGTTATTGGAACTATACCGTCAATAAAAAATTATTAGATCCTTTATGCGGTAATACTTCGTTTATCTTTGGTTATAACAATAAATCGATCTTAGACTCGATGTACAAACTGCAATCCCAGATAGGCTTCTTGCGTGGTATGAGCAACGAGACCTGTAACGAAAATCAAGAATTGCTGACGGAGATCTGTCAACGTGGCGGATTTGACAGCGTGGCCTGGGCAGTCAGCGGCAGTGATGCTGTGGAAGCTGCTGTCTATATCAATGACGAATACTGGCGCAAATTAGAAAAGGATCGTCCTACCATAGTTACATTTACACCAGGTTATCACGGCACAACTTATCTGGCAAAACTTTTTAGAGAAGAATATCCCACAGGCGAACGTGCCGCGGTCATAGAACGTAGTCTTGATGATGCTGACACATTGTTGACCTTGGAAACTCTGTTAGAACTAAATCCCAAGATTGGAGCAGTATTGATAGAGTCTGCACCGTGGAATGGCGGTCTTAGATTATGGTCGCAGGCATGGTGGAATGATCTTAGGCTCCTATGCGATCAATACAACATCAATTTAATAGTAGATGATGTATTAGGAGGAGTGGGCAAGTTAGGACATTTCTTTAGTCACCAAAGATACGGAATACAGCCAGACATCGTGGCCATGGGCAAAGCATTGACCAATGGTTATAGTCCTCTGGGCTGTGCCTGCACTACCAAGCGGATTTCCAATGTGATCAAAGATTCTTGGAATTTCGGTCATACCTGGTCGCCCAATATGGCTGGCATTGGTGCTGCATTAGAAGTCTGTAAGATCTATGACACCATAGACTTTAATGCCATAGAAATGCGGTTAAAAAAGTTAGGTGACGAATTAAAAGCAGCAGGTCTGATCAAGGATTACACAGCAGCAGGACTTTTGTTTTACATCACGTTAGATAAAACTTATTCGCCAGATGCTCTATACACAGCAGGCATCAACGGCACGCTCAACGATAATAATGGCATATTCATCTGTGCGCCTGCTATTGCTGACAGCGAGTATTTTTCTGAATTATCTAATAGACTTAGATCTTTTCTTTAACCGGCTTTAACGGATATAGTTTCTTATTGATCCTATACTCTGGACAGAGCTTACACTGCGGAACTGGTTCTTCTAATGCTCCTATGAAACTTGATATTTTTTCATTGGAGTCAAATGGACTACAGAAATCAGATTCATTTAGTAATTGTTTAGATGCAGGATCAATATTAAATTGATTGGTTAGATCCTCGTGTATAGAAGTTAGAAAACACTTGTATAGGTCGCCCCTGACTACGTAATGACATAATCTTGCCTTGCAGTTTTTGTGAGCTATTTCTGGATCGCTGTCATGCATGTGAATAATACCGTTGTGTATCATCTTAGTTGAGTGTGTGCCAAACTCATAGACCTGACTGAGCTTAACAGCCAGTCTACCATCTACATAATAATTTTCTTCTTGATAGGTAGCATTGGTCATGTTAGTGCCGATAGTGATATCTTTGCTGTAATCGTACACAGATAAAATTTCTTCAACTTGACTTTTGGCACGATCATAGTGAGCAGGATCGTGCAATGAAATATCTAACCATAAACGTTGATCAATGATAGCTCGAGAAAGATCCGTTTCGTGTAGATATGTGCCATTGGTACAGACACAAAAATCTTCAAGGTCTGGCCAACATTGTCTCAGTCCTATAACCCAATTCAACAAGTCTGGATTAGCATAGGGCTCACCGCCCAAAATACAGATCTTAGGCGGCTGTAAAATTTCTCCCCAACGCTGACATTTATCTTGGTAGTCTGCGAATTTAAAATGACCTTTGAATCTTAGATCATTGTATGTGATACAATTTTCACAGGTAAGGTTACACACATTGGTAATGTAAAAGCACAGATAGGCTTCTGTGATCATTGTGAATTTTGGATCCATGCAATATTTATTGGCAGTAATAACAGCATATAAATATTGCACACCATGAAATTCCATTATTATTACAATCAAATTCCCGGAGGCGAGCCCTGGAGAAACAATTTGATTTACACCAGTTTGATCAGCGAGGACAAAAAAACTTTTGTCCAATGGTATCACAACGACAGCGAATATCACAAAGGCATGAATGAAGTTGTTGATCCAGCATTGATGAATGAAAAGTGGAGCAGAGAACTCTGCTTTCTTAATTACATGAATCGATGGCACCCAGAATCTGTGCCAGAAATTTTAGATATTGATTTATTGGAAAAAAAGATTTATTTAAAAATTGACGGTGTGGATCTATGGCAACGCAGTTTAGACAACCACAACTGCGCTTTTGATCAGATAGTGCCTGATTGGCAGGAACAGATGTTGGCCATATTTAAAAATCATATAGATCTAAATCTATGGAAATACAGCCTTCACCCCAGCAGTTATTTCATTGTAGATGGTCAGTTAAAAAGCATAAACTACTTTTTCACTTACAGCTCAGATGACGGTCCTATCACGGTCAGAGATCATCTCAGCCATATCAGCGAAGGTCGTAGAGCAGAAATGAAACCCAAGACAGAAGCCATGGGCATAGACTGGGACACACCTCAAAGTCTGTATACCATGCAGATGTTGGCCTTTGAAAGTTTTAGAAGTAACTATCCCACGGACTTTATAGATCGAGCCAAGAGTCTTTATGACCACCTCAAAGATTAAACACTTTTATCTGTTTACCAAAGACAGCTATGGTACAAAAACCGTGTCTGTGCCATTGCTTTGGTGTAGCATGAAAACCTACTACGAAGAACAAAGTGCAAAAAGCGCAGAGTGGCAGTGGCACGATCCTTTTATAACCAGACGTTCTGATGCGGAGATATTTGCAGAGTTAGAACGTGATCCTCCTGATGTTGCTGGCTTCAGTGTCTATGTGTGGAATGAGGTATACATGGATCAGCTGGCAGCAACGGTAAAACAGCTTTATCCTAACTGCTTGATCATCTACGGAGGCCCACAGCAGAATACCAAACACAATGAAAATTATTTCGAAGAAAAGCCTTGGGTAGATATTGTGTTCCCCAGCGATGTCTACGGAGAGATAGTGATCAAAGAAGTGTTGGACAATTACCCCGTACAAGACATACGGTCTATACCCACTGCCTACTATCAAAATGCCGCAGGACTAACAGCAGAAAGCGGCATACCCATAGACAAGCGTGGGTTTCAATGGCCTCACAATATTTTTAAATCTCAAGAGCAGTATATTTTACCCACACTACAATCTGCTAAAAACCAAGATTACGACATAGTGGCTCTCTACGACACAGCACGAGGCTGTCCTTATCGCTGCATCTATTGCGAGTGGGGAGGCGGTACACATACCAAGGTGGTCAAGAAACCATTCGGCACGGTGCTTGACGAATTGACATGGTTGGCTGCAGTAGGAGAAATCACAAGAATTGAAATCACTGATGCCAACTTTGGTATTATGAGCATAGACGTTGAAATTGCTCGACACTTAGCTGAACTAAAAAACACCTACGGATATCCCAAAAACGTTGATATTACCAATGCTAAAAACAACATTGATCGAGTATTGGACATCATGGAAATATTTTTAGAAGCTGACATGATCAGTCAGTATATCATTCCTATACAGACACTTGATGAAACCACAAAGAAAAATATCCAACGCACAGACATTCCATTTGAAGAACAGATCACAGGACTTGCTCGTTTAAGAAAAAACAAAAACGGTCAAAAGATGATTACATTCTTTGAGTCTATAATGGGGTTGCCAGGTGATAGTTATCAGGTCAATTGTCAGCAGATTGACACACTTTATGAACACGGACAGCCCTTGGGCAGTATGTTAAATCACACTTGGATGCTGTTACCTGAAACTCCAGCATACACGCCAGAGCTAAGACAGAAATTTAAAATCAAAACGGTCAAGAAGACCTTGGATTTTTTTACTAAAATAAAACCCGGACGAGCAGTAACAGGTCCTATTCCAGACAACACCATGGCAGCATGGACCAACAGCTCTGTAGAAATCGTTGTGGGCACCTATAGTTATTCTACAGAAGAATGGGTCAAGATGCTGAGGTTAAACAATTTGGTCATTGCTGGAGAACGCATAGGTATCAATGATTATATTCTCAAGTACATGGTCCGTGAACATGGATTGACACCTTCACAGGTTTTAACTGACATCATAGACTATGCCTACATCCAAGGATTTAAAGATGCTGATGTAAATGAATTTTTTAAAATGGAGCATCTACACATAATACAATGGCTGTATCAAGACAATTTGGATTCTGGTATAGACATAGGAGAGGATTTTCCATTCCTGATCCCCTATTATGCATTTTTGCTATTAATGATCTTAGGCAATGGATCAGTGATCACTGAATTAACCGACATGCTGGCCGAGAAATACCATGATGAAAAAATCCAAGATTTGGGCAGATACATTTCAAAAAGCCTATTAGGCACTGAATATCAAGGCACATGTTCTTTCATTACGGCATATGATTGGTTGAATTATTTTGCCAATGATAGTAAACTTATAAAGGGCACATATCAATATCAGACCGTAGACCCTGCACACGATTGCAGAGATTTACAGGAATATTATTGTTGGATGCTGGATCGTCACAACGAAAATCAAAGTCTTGTGGCCCAAGTGAGATTAAATGACATTTAAGATTGTACCGTGGTCCGAGGAACTTGACAGCACACTGACTGCTTTTTACGCAGAAGCGGATCGCCGCGGATTTGCAAATAATGCCAGTCGACGTATGTTGGTTGACAGCATTGCACGTGAACGTGAGTGGGCTGTTTGGATTCTTTATTATAATGACACAGCCGTGGGTTCAGTGGCTGCACATAGTTTTCCAGAAATGGGAGAACGCTGTTATCGTATTGCAGCTCGTACCTGTGTGTTCACAGACCTGCTGCCAGGAGCATATGGATCTGCGCTTAGAACAAAAAGCGTGATCACTGAACATCAAAACCCCACAGCACAATTTTTAATTCCTGCCTGTCTAAGATGGACTCCAGCAAACAGCAGATTGTTCATCACATCTAATCAAAGCACCGTGGGAACACAGCGTAGGGTGCATAATATTTTTGGACCTTTGTTAGAACGACAAGGCACCATGCAGCGTATACAAGACTTAGAATATCGAGGAACCACACAGACGGTGTGGCAGTTTTTCCCTCACGTATTTTATGAACAGATGAACAAGTATCCCAGATGGCAATGAAAAAAGTCTACCTACTATACAGAGACACTGCGGAAGAGTCATTTCTTTCTCTGCCTTTGCTGTGGTGTTCAAGCAAGACCTATTATGAAGAAAACAGCTCAAAAGCCAACGAATGGTCGTGGGGATATCCTTACTTTGGCAAAACAGAAACTGCTGAAGAAATTTTAGCAACGCTGCGAGCAGATCCTCCTGATGTGGTAGGATTCAGCATCTATGTATGGAACGAACAATTTTTTGATAGTGTCGCAGAGCAGGTCAAAAAAGAGTTTCCCAACTGCTGGATAGTCTACGGCGGTTTCCAACCCAGTGTCAAACACAATCCAGATTTCTTTAGACAAAAGCCTTGGGTAGATGTTGTGGTGCCCGGCAATGTCTATGGTGAGCCTGTGATACAAGAATTATTAGACATTTATCCTAATAAAAATTTCAGCGAAGTCATACATGTCTACTATCCAGATGCTGACGGTAATAGAATGATCAGCGACAAAACTTTTGAGAAAAAAGAATTCCGTTGGCCCAACAATATCTTTAAGAGCCAAGAACCTTATCTGTTAGAACGAGTTGAAAGAGATAGAGGTAGGCTCAGCATCACTGCGTTTTATCAAACCAGCAGAGGCTGCCCTTATCAATGTATCTATTGTGATTGGGGTGGTGGCACCAATACCAAGACCATCAAAAAGCCTTGGGAAATAGTCAAAGACGAAATGCTATGGTTAGCATCCGTGGCCAAAGTAGACCGTATAGAATTAACTGATGCTAACTTTGGTATCAATGCCATTGATCTTGAAACTGCCAGATACTTTGTGGAACTTAAAAAGACCTATGGTTATCCCAAGATCTTAGACTACGAACCTGCTAAGAATCATACCAAGCGTGTGGTGGAGATCGCAGAAACATTGGCCAATGTAGACGCATTGACCTTTCACCGTGTGAGCTTACAGAGTTTAGATCCCGTCGTACAAAAAAATGTCATAAGAATCAATGCTCCGTTAGAAGAACAGATCAGCGGCATGAAGTACATCGAACGCATCAGCCAAGGTCGTGTGCCTTTGTATATTGAATGTATGTTGGGCCTGCCTGGAGATAGTTATCAGGCTATCTGTAATCAAATTGACACGGTCTATGGATACGGTGTAGCACCTGGTTGGATACACAACTATGGTTGGATGCTGTTGCCCGAAAGTCCTTCATATAGTCCCGAAGGCAGGGCCAAACATAAATTGGTCACGGTAAAGAAATGGATCAATCATAATGCCAAGCTAAAGAAAGGATTTGTCATAGAGGACAATAGTTCTTTGAATTTATTAGATCCGTTTGAAACCAAGTATGTTGAAACGGTAGTGGGCACATATAGTTACACGCAAGAAGATTATATGCAGATGTTTAGATTGACTAACTTCTGTATCGCCACTCACATCACTGGGGTTAATGATTACCTAATCAGATATATTGCGGATACGCACAATGTCAAACCCAGCGAAATACTCACAGAAATTTTAAATTTCATAGACGGAAAAAATTTCGAGGATCAGGAATTGGCCAAATTGTTTGATCTGCAAAAAAGAGTTCTGCGTAATTGGATGTACGATGATCATAGCGGCAGTGGCATTGACCTTGATCCCGAGTTTCCTTTGATGTTGGCACACCATGCATTTTTCACGATGTCTATTATGTTGCACATAGATAGTTTTTACAAAGAAATCTGTGATTTGCTAAGTTCGAAATATCAAGACACGAGAATACAAGATTTGGGAATATATCTAAAAAATTCTATCATTGATTATGAATACCAGCAAGGTAGAACGTTCGTTACTAATTATGATTGGTCGAATTATTTTAGTAACCAGCAGACTTTGGAATTAGGCCACTATCAATATCAGTGTAATGATGAGTTTGAATTAGTTGCCAAAGATAAAAGTCAGCGATTATTAGAATATTATAAATTTGCTGCAGGTAATAATCTTAATCCTGCTGTGAAAATCTCTAAGGATATAAAGTTAATTAGTCCAGTCTTGACTATGCCAAGTGGGTTTGACCAACGACTCTATATCAGTTAGACCGATGTCCTGAGCTCTAACTGCTTGATTAACTGAAATATCTACAAAGCCGCTGGCAGCTCGTCTTGTAAAAATAGTTCGAGCATCAGGACATTGCTCCTGTAGTTTTTTAATAAAACTATTTTCGCTGTGTATTCTATTCTTAACACTTCTTACGGTAGCTGTTCCTATGTAGTTAAAAACATTGGTTAGGTTAACAACTGTATTGGGTATGTTCTCTATCCAAGAAATATCTGTTTCTGTGTTTAACAGATCGCACCAATGATATTCAAATTTTACAGTTTGAATAATCTCTTTCCATACAGATCGATCGATATCTGTAAACTCAGAAGATCCACAATAGGGAACATGCTCGCTGATCATAGAAAACTTATTTTTATGATATTCCTCGGCAAAATCTTTGTAGTTAGAGCCATCCCAGTTTTCTACGAGATACTTAATGTATTCTAAAGTTAAAAAACTGTAATCATAAAATTTAACCTTGGTATTAGAATTAAAATCTAACATAGTCAAATAATGTATCCAATTTAATCCGCTGGCAGATACAACCAATTGTTGAACAGGACCTTGCATGTTAACAGGCACTATAGTTTCGCTGTTGTTTAGATATATGGCTGTACCGCTACAAAAACCTTGACGAGCATACAAAAATCCCACTTGATCCTGATAGCTGGAATATTCTGGATAATAATATCTTTTATTATTTCTTAATCCTTCATCAAATACTTTTATGGGTAACTTATTATCTAATGCTAAAGATATTAGATTCCATCCGTGTGCTCGATGAGAATATTCAAAGATTGTACTACCAGATTTAATCCATAAAGGAGTGTAATTGTCATGGTAGTTTTCTTGACTTCTTCTTGGTATAGTTTGTTGATGACTATCAAAAAATGACCGCTGACCAACTGCTGGACAATTTAATTTTTTATAAGTGGCGAGATTAACAACATAGCATTGTTCGTGCAATTCATAATAAAACTCGTTTCGATCTAATATATGTCCTGCAATAAAAAAATCTTCTTGACATAATTTTTCTACACAGTCAAACCAATCATAGCTGTTAACAAACTCTAATCCTGTAGACAACACTACAGCATTTTTGGCTTCGGTATTTGCGGCAGCTCGTAGTAGTGTATCTTCATCTGCAGAAACTAATACAGTGTATCCTAATATAGTAATGTTCTGTACAGTCCAGTCGCTGATATTTTTAACAGCTTCTTGATTTTCTTTACAGGCACTAATTCTATCAACTATACAGAATATAATATGATCTTTAAGCTCTGAGGAATTTTCTTTAAATTTAACTACGTTCATAACTTCTTACAATAAGTTCAGCAAAGTCCTGTTTTCGATAGCCGTATACTCCAAAGCCTATCATATGAATGCGATCTTTAGAACTAAAATTGATCACAGCATGTCTATGACGTATGTTGATCAAAAATGCTCGATTAGGCTTGAACGGAACAATGCCGAACCCTTCTAACACCATGTCGCAGTTCTTGGGATGAATCAATGCCACGTTCACAGGACATCCTAACTCCAAGGGATCGTAGTCAATGGGTTCACCGGGTATGTAACCACGACCGGGTGCATCGCTGTGGGGAGCAATATAGCCGCCAGCTGCCACTCGCATAAATCTAACTCTTTTGTATTTTTCTGCAGGAAATGATTTCCAGAACTCTGTGGCTGCAGGAACTTCGTTGCTGAGTTCAGTCCACTTGTAGGTTTCGTCAGTTTCTTCTGAGACATACTCGGGCCAGTTCTGTGTAGCATCAGTTCTTATGCCGTGGATACAACAACTATCCCAACCTGAGCTTTCGCCTTCTCGATGTGGCACATAATATTTTTCTGCAGCAAGACATTCATGATAAAGTTCTGGAACATCTATGTCTAATTCTAACCAAGCAAAGTTAGGGTTATTAACGATCCAACGAGCTTTATCTATCGTAGATAAATCTTTAGGTAGCTCCGGAGGAACATACTTTAAATTTTTATTCGCATTATAAAAATCTAATACTTCTCGATTCATTGTGGCAACTTAAAATCTTTGATATTTGCTGTGTTTACAAAGTCTATGATTTCTTCTTCATAGCGTTTTGCATATTCTTCTTTGAGATACGGTTGCCAAAAATCTTTTTGTAGATTGCTGTAGTCGTGCTGTATACGATAACACAATCTATCTTTGATATCACCTAATCTGCGATGAAGTGTAATTGAATTATCAAACAGACAGAAGTCCCCTTCGTTGGCATACCAATGATCATAGATATATTGATCAACAAATAGTCCTCGATTTATTTCGTCGAACACTGCTTGAGATTCTTTTTCAGTCATACCTTTGATGCTGTGTATGGTATTAATAGAATAATGTAGGCCAACTATTCCTCCAGGACTGCGCATGACAATAGGTATTTCAACACCGTCAACTGGACACATATTGGCATGCATGACTTCATCTTGTTCTATTCTTAGACCTGGATTAATTCTGCCTGGTGTAAACTTGTGTATCAAAATCATTTCATCTAATTCGCTGCGAAAGCTGTTAGAAACTGATTCGTAATAATCCGGGGTAGTTAAAAATCCTGTTGACGAACCTACTACATTTTTTGCAGCCAACAATGCTACGCCGGGTGTAAATGTTAGTGTACCACTTTCATTTGAGTGCCATAGCAGTTCACCTTCGGCGAACATTCCTAAAGGATGGCCATTTTCATCACGTTGTCCAGTTACACGCATAATATGTCGTCCTGTGATAGGATCTACTTCTTGCATGCGAGCAATATTAGATAATCTAATTTTATCAATTTCTTCAATTTCAGAACTATTCTCCAAGCTGAGTTTTACTACTTGGCTCCAAGTGTATTGCGGATATTTTTTGAGGATGTTATATCTAATACCATAGCGAGTGTCACCCCATTTCATTAACCACTCGGGTTGATTTTGCCATTTGAGATTACAGTCTCTAATAATAGTTACAAAATTTTCTAAATGTAATCGACCGATTTCCATCCACTCTTCGTCCGAAAGGTGATCAAAATCAACACCGTCGATGAATATACCAAATCGTCCTAAACCTGGTATTTTTGAAATCTTCATAAGAAAGCCCTTAAACGTTATACACTATTTAAGGGCTTTTATGTAATTAAGTTTTGATTATGATTAGACTGTTGTCCAAGCAGTTCCATCAAATACCACAGTCTTGTTAGTAACTGCAGGTACAGTACCAGACTGCATAAACACCATCATTCCCTGTTGAGGAGTTGGAATGGCTGCTGCACGAGCAGCGTCATTAGCATATACCGCCAATTGAACAGCACCTGGCAATACCAAGGTTCCATTGCCTTGGAAAACATATGCACTGAAATTTGATCCGCCTGCTGATGTTGCAAAAATCAAATCAGATTCTGGATTAGCATCGGCCATGTTAGCTGATGCAGACAATTGATTCAACATACCAAAAGTAGATTTAAATGTTGAACCGTCATAAACACGTATTACCATACCTGCAGCTTCATCACCTGCTGCAAGACTTGTTGGGGCAGTTAACGTTCCTTTAGAAACTAAGAAACCAATATTAGGTGGAGTTGTGCCATCTGTGATACTTCTAATAGCAAATGGATACTCTGTTAAACCTGTTACTGCAACTGTTGTGGGATTAGCAGGATTACCAAGATTAAGTTCGCCATCTGGATGACTAATAGAACTTGTAGTAATAGAACCATCAGTTTGATCTACGATTATAGTACTATCTGCTGCAACAATACTTCCCTGAACATCACCTGTAACATTACCGTTTAGGCTGCCTGTTACATTTCCTGTAACATTACCTGTTAAGTTTCCTGTAACATTACCTGTAACATTACCTGTAACGTTTCCAACTAAAGTTCCTCTAAGAGTACTACTTACACCGTCTACTAAAATTGTCGAATCGTCAGCTACAAAAGTGCCTTTAAATGCATCTGCTTTAACAGTTCCAGCATAATCTGATAAATTTACTGTAGCTGTTATTAAGTTTGTAGAACTATTATATGTAAAACCAATACCAGTATGTGTTCCACCTGTAAAGATAGCTGCGGCTGCATCTTGTGCATCGTTGTTTGTGTAACCAGTAATCTGTATTCCACCTAAAGTAGAACCGTTACCGATGTATAGTCTTTGATCATCAGTGACATACAACAACTCGCCTTGTGCAAGTGGTTGTGTCATCGCTACACGTTCTGCTTGAGTGCCTCTGCGAATCTGTAAGGGCATATTAATAACTCCTGGAAATTTCCTGTCTAATATATTTATGCCAGCCAAAAAAATAGGGCTCCGAAGAGCCCTATTAAAGTGCGTAGTTTAATCTACAATAGGTCCGTTTCCGTTACGAAAACCTACTTGCCCGCCCTCTTCTGTAATGCGTTTTAGCACATCTTCGAAAAGTATAGGCGCAAAGTCCGGAGTTTGTTCTACACAAACACAGTGATATCTTGTATCAATTTCATCACTGTACAAAATAGCACCTGTTCTGGCATCTACTCCGCGGGCTTTTTTTACACGTTGATAGTGTAAGTGTCCGTGAATATTAACGCCAAAACGTCCCAAACTTGCTTCGTGGACAGGAATATGACTAAGAATCATACCGTTCATAACATGGTAAGCACGAAGCTCACGGAAGTACATGCGGTACTCATCATCACGGAAAATATCGTGGTTTCCACGGATCAATACTTTGTCACCGTTTAATCTACGAAGTGTAGCCAACGCTTTTCTGTTGATCACAACATCGCCTAAATGGTAGACTTTGTCCGTAGGACGAACACGATCGTTCCATGCTTTGATCATAGCTTCATCCATTTCTGCAGGATCGTCCCACGGGCGAAGTTTTGTAACTCCATCATCTCGAGTGAAACGGCACACACCAGCGTGACCGAAGTGCGTATCACTCACTAACCATACGCTTGGCATAATGCCCTCCTTTTAAATTAATCGAAATATTCTACGTCTGCAGCCAGTACAAATCTGTATTGATTGCTCTGAACTATACCCGGACGATGCCAGGTATTTCCTGGATATATTAACCAACTATAATTAGATGGTTTAATAAAGAATTTATTATCACTGTCTAATCCTTCTGGAGCCATTTCTGTTCCAGCGTAGTCAAAGTCTTTAACATCGTTAGGTATATGAAGATAAAATATACCACTCATTATTTTACCATTAGGTTGTTGCGGATGCCAATGATGATGCCATAACTTTTCACGATCTTCGGCACCTTCGAGATTGGTCATAAAAGACCAAGCCATCATGTTACCTACTTTAACTTCTCGACCAAGATACATGAATACACTGAATAAAAAGCTCATACGATACTTCAACCATATAGACTCTTGCCTTTTAAAAATATTTTCTTTTGTTTGAAACTTAGGAGAATTAGTAAAATAATTTCCATCAGCGATAATATTTTTAATTATTCCGCAAGCTTCTTGATTATCTTGCTCTGTTATAGTACTGCTAAAATCAAACTTACGAAAGATTAAATCTTGATCTATTACCTGCATATTATTCCTTGTATACACCAGGGTCCAAATCAGTGTCCATATTCCAACTGATAATAGTTTTTTGATCGCCCTGATTGACTGGTGCTCTGTGTACTACGAAGCTGGGGAAAGTAAGTATATCTCCCTCAGCTATATCAAATTCCGAAACAGTGGTCTGATCAAATGGATTTATCATCTGCGTCTTAGGGCTGTTAACAGGAAGATCGAGATAATATACACTGGTCCAATTATATCCATGAACATGCCAACCGTGGTACGATTCAGCCTTGTATTGCTGAAACCATATTTCTTTGATAGTAAATTTAGAATACCCCATGAACTCAGTTTGAGTAATGAGATGCTCTATTAAATGAGGTCTAAAAATTTCTAACCAAGGACGGTTAGGTTGAAATCGAAAGATGTTCCAATCACTTTTGCTTATGTTTACATTGCCGTGATCTTCAGTAATGTTCCCCAGTGGAATGATAACATCGTTGATTGCTTTTAAGACTTGAGATTTAATCTGCTCATGCTTGGCAAATCTACTGATAATGATAGGACACTGTATACCTGTTTTTTTCATGCAATTATGGAGCGGGATAGGAGAATCGAACTCCTAACCGAAGATTGGAAATCTGCTGTTTTACCATTAAACTAATCCCGCGGTGAAGTATTTACAACTTTGTTTGGTTGCGGAGGCTGGAATCGAACCAGCGATCTTCAGGTTATGAGCCTGACGAGTTACCTCTTCTCTACCCCGCGATAGTCTTAACTTTAAGGAATAGACTGAAGGGAATTTATAGAGCCCATCGGTCGGCAAACCGACTTGCACACCTTCCATTGCCGTGGTATAATGCACTCGTCAATCTACTCTTTAAAATTGTTTAGCCACTTACACCACATAAGCCCTAAACTGAGCTGTTACTCTGTCCATTAACCTTTCAATATAGACGGTGTTAACATCCGCCTTTGTGATTTTTCAAGTCGCCCATGTAAGCGGGCCTTGCGGCAGATCCAATGCGCCGTGTCTTTTATGGTACAGACAATTGACCCCCAATACTTACGAGTAAGGGACCCCGGGTATTCTTACAGTAGACCTTCCGCTTGTAGTAGAGCTACTGTGTCCTCACTCAACGGAATTTCTGTCTTGATATTCAATTCGAGAATCTCATCGTTGAGTTTTTGTTTCTGTTTTTTGAGATTAAGAATCTCTGTCTTGGCCTGAGCGATCTGCGACGCATCTAATACTCCAGTACTCACTGTGTCGGCATAGCCGTAGACACTGCGACGACTTTCGCCTTTGTCGTTACGAATCTTTTCTAACTTGCCTTTGATCACAGTGACATCAGTGATTTCAGTGGCTGCAGCCAATTGTTCGAGTTGACCGATACGCTTATCAATGAATGCTGCCTTAGCCAGAGCTGTGTCGATTCCGCTGGCTGCATTTGCTGTACCTACCAGAGCTCTAATGTTATAAAGAGCCATAGTGAGTTGCTGTCTACGACCATCGTTAACGATTAATTCGTTATTGACTTTGGCCAGAGTCTGTTCAACATCTTGAAATTCATTGATCTCAATAGTAAGATCAATTTTGATATTTTTTAATGTATCGTTGATGCTGTTTTGTACTGCATTTGCTTTGCGAAGTGTGATATTCATTGTGTCTCTCTTTATAAAATTAAAACGGTTCGGTAAAAGGTCAAGTAATAGACCGGACAATTGACAGGGGAAGGGCCGAGCCCATACTCTCCGACAACTTGCAATAGACAGGCGACAGAGGCCTGATTATTTCCGATCAGCAAATGACAGGTATTAGATAAAATCGGATCACTCAAGCACGGACACTTTTCAATTGTGTTTGCCAGAATTAGAATTAGGATTATAAGTCCTAATCTTTTGTCTATCCTCTTCTACCTTCTACCTCACCGGTTGGAACATTA